AGCGGAAAGAGGGGGATTCGAACCCCCGAACCGGTTTTGCCGGTTACACGCTTTCCAGGCGTGCCCGAAAAATTCGGATTCCGCAGATTTTCAATCAGTTACAAACAAGCACTTTCAGACTTGCGGTTTATTTGCGGTTTTTTCATGCTTAACCGCAGTATAATGGTATTTTTCGAATGATGCTATTTTAAGAGACTGGATCAACCTATCCTGCATATTCGCCAAATCTTCTATAGAGTCTAATGTAACCCATTCGTTAGTTTTGTAATCTTCCATAGGGAAGCACACCTTTACTTTTCCTGCCGCTCTTTTGATTCGAACAATCCATCGCCAAACAGAACCATACTTGTTGATTGTAAAATACGATTTGAAAGACGTATATTGAATCTCATCTTCGTAGGCATAATCTTTCAGTAATTTCTTGACCAAAAGATAAGCCTTATAATCTTCGCCATTTGCTATAGGTGAAGGCTTATCACCTTTCGGCTGCGGAATAGACAATCTATCATTCAGTTGAGTCCGGACCTCTCTTGCAACCTCATCTACAGAATAACTGCAACCGATTGAGTCAGCTATATATTTCGCAAATGTATCAGAACATTTGAATACGTCATTCTCTAGAAATGTCCTAACCTTCTCTTCAATATTAATGTTTTCTGCAATTTGCATGATTTTCTGCTCGTCAAAGCAGTTTCTTTGAAACCTACCTAACAATTCTACATCATGTTTATCAAAAGAGCTTATATCGAAAACAAAGAATGGTTTTGAGTCCATCAAGTTCACTCTATCCATATCTGAATAGAAGCGATATTCTATACCGTTAGTAAGTATTGCAAACCTAGCCTTAGTTGCCACATAATACTTAGCTAGCTGGAGAACAAAAGCATCTAGGCTCTTTTCACACTGCTTGCACTCTACTATCATCGCAGGTTTGGAATCAATATTAATAGCATAGTCCACCTTGTCTCCCTTGCGTGAAATATCGCAATCCATTTCGGGTATAACCTCTAGTGGATTGTATATATCATAGCCGAGTGAGACAAGAAAAGGAAGAACGAAGGCGGTCTTCGTGGCTTCCTCAGTCGCTACATGATTTCTCAGCTTAGAAACCTTGTCAGATAACTCTTCAAGAGTTTTATATAATTCCATTGCTCTACACCTTATTATATATATTATACTATGCGCAAAGTTAAATAATCTGAATACCAAGATATTTCTGTATATTTTGTACCGATTTTACAAATTTATTTTGTATCTTTGCACTGTCATTCTACAAATAACAATGCAAAGATACAAAAAAGATTGGAATTTGGCATGAATGATGTGTTAAGATGCACTAAGAGCAATAAGTTAAATTTAAAATTCATCGTTATGGGATGCACTAAGAGCAATAAATCTCCAAAAGTTGGAGTAAAGAAGAATGTTTTCATCGAATTGATTGATTTGTGGAAGCGAGATGTTAATTGGGAAAGCCATACAGATAAGAGCAGAAAAATCTGCATTGGCTTCGGTATCTCTCTAACAGCAGTTATGGTATTCTGCCATACTTGGCTATTCATACCTGCTATTATTGGATTTATTAGTTACCTTTCCAGCATGAAAGATTTAAACGTGGAGGAGTAGATTATGGCAAGATTTATCGAAATAGAAGATATTAGAGGACACAGAATCGCCATTAACGTTGACTACATTCAAACAATTAGAGATGTCAAGGATGAGCCGACTTTTGGAAACACTGGCATTTTGCTAAATAACGATATTGTTCAGACAAACCTTGAATACTCAAAGGTTATAGAACTTATCAGATCAAACCCAAAAAAGAAAGGTTTCCGCTTATGGCAGTAACAAGTAACGAACCAAAGGTAATAGCAACAAGCAGATACAGCATCAATGAGACCTGCGAGTTGCTTGGCATCACAAGAAAGACCTTACAGAAGTACACTATGTTTGGTCTTATCAAATGTGGGTTTAGAAAGGCAACCATGAAGAAGTTCTATACAGGACTTGAAATCATGAAGTTCTGGAGGACTGCGGTATGATATATGATAAAAACCATCCTCTCCGAGTATGCACACTTTGCAGTGGATATGATTCGCAATGTCTAGCTTTGAAATATCTCAAAGATAAACATTCTGACTTCGAGTTTGATTTGGTCGCTTGGTCTGAAATAGACAAGTCAGCTATTACAGCTCACAATATCCTCTTTCCAGAATACAAGGATAGAAACCTTGGAGATATGAGCAAGATAATGTGGGATGGTGTTAAAGATTTCGATATGCTCACATACTCTACACCTTGCCAGTCGGTTTCTACTGCAGGAATGAGAAAAGGCATAGAGGAAGGCAGCGGAACAAAATCATCTTTGCTATGGTATACACGGAATGCCATCATAGCTAAGAAACCAAGGTATCTCTTGATGGAAAACGTCAAAGGTCTGGTAACAGAAAAGTTTCGTCCATTTTTCTTTGCTTGGTTGAAAGAACTCGAAAGTTATGGTTATACATCATATTACAGGGTACTCAATGCTAAAGATTATGGTGTTCCTCAAAATCGAGAACGAATATTCGTTATATCCATAAGGAGAGACGGAGAAGAAAACTTTCACTATCATTTTCCGAAAGCAGAAAAGCTAACATTAAGGATAGCTGATATTTTGCAAGATAGCGAAGATAAAACCCTCTATATTTCCAAGAGCCTGTCAGACGGACTTATCAGAAAGACTAATGCCAATGAAGTAAGTTCTCCAAAAATAATACATATAGGAGACTTGCCTATAGGTGCCAAATTTGCAGGTAAGCAGAGAGTTTTCTCTATTCATGGCATATCTCCAACGCTTATGGAGAATATGTACAAAGATCCGAAAAATTATGGTTGCATTCCTAAAGTCGTAGTTAAAAACAAGGTTCGTAAGTTATCTCCTTTCGAGTGTTTCGCATTGATGGGAGTACATAAAGAGGATGACTACAAGCTATGCAATAGTGGTCTGTCACGTCCAAAGTTATACAAGTTATCTGGTAACTCCATTGTAACGAATTGCATGACTGCTATGTTCGAAGAGCTTCTCTACCCTACTGGTAACAGCTATGTAGAGAAAGATGGACAATTATCATTGTTCTAAAGCCTACACCAAAGCTACTCCACCTTAGGCAAGTGGATTCTTTACTCTCAGAATTTGGCGGTAGCTTTGGCATCTGAGGATTGTGGCTACAGCGTTGAAAGTGTAGCAGTGCATATAAGCCTGGAGCGGTATTATTCTTATCAGACCATGTTTTACCTTGCCGTGTACCAGACCTCTATGATGCAATAAGACCAAGAGGGTTTGACTCCCTCAATCCTCACTTAACGCAACAAGTGGTAAATAGGATAAGGTTTAGTTTTTATGTTTGTTGGTCCCTCATTGTCTGTGAAGATGGTGAGGGATTTTTTTGTAGCCTTTTTGGAGACTAAGCTAACACACTTGCTAACACACCTACTAACACACTGCTAACACACCATAAAAGACTTATTATCAGTACTTTACAGAGATTGGAAAAAGTCGACTAACACACTCGCTAACACAATAGCTAACACACTGCCTATTTTTACCAACACACTGCCAACACACTTTAAATAACTATAAACCAACGACTTACAGAGATTTCAAAAAGGCAACTAACACACTGCTAACACACTGGTAATAAATATTGTCATTTTAGCATACGCCACCTAACACACTTGCTAACACACCTACTAACACACTGCTAACACACCATAAAAGACTTATTATCAGTACTTTACAGAGATTGGAAAAAGTCGACTAACACACTCGCTAACACAATAGCTAACACACTGCCCAAAAACTTTTCTTTTGTACTAACGTAGTTAGTATCTTTCTTTTATAGTATATATATTTACTATTATATATATAATTATAATATACTAACGTGCGCGCGAGAAATTTTTGGGCGGTTGTTCTAATGCAAAATTGTGATGCTGAAGATTGCTCCATACTCATCATACCGAGGAATGGTAATGATGGTTTTAGCTCTTGCGCCATCTTTAACCTTCTGAATGGTGATTAAAGAAGTCCACTTTGAAGGAATGTTCTCATCAAGTTCTTGGCATACTAGGCGGTATACTTCAACAGCACCTCGGTCAGCAAAAACTTTTCCTTCCTCATAACTGCAAGAAGTTATCTTGAAGGATAGCTCATCTTCGGTACCTGCATCAATTGTCAGTTTACCTTCCTTCACAGAAATGGAGTGTTCAACTTGCATTGGATCGCAATCTGCGGCATCCTTGTTGACAACGAAGTCACCTGCTCCAAAAAGCCAATGAATTTGCTCAGTTTGCGTTTCAAAACGCATAGAAAATGTACCAACAGTGATTTCTTGCGGTTCTAAAGCCATACAAACCGAACAAACCAATAATTCTACTACAAAAGAAACAAATCGTCTCATAAGCGAAATTTTAAGGGTTATTTTGAGTTTTAAACATCAAACCAACACCAGTCAACAGCCATTCGGCATTGACGTTATAATCTTCAACTAGCCAAGCAAGCCATTCTGATTTGATAGCTCTGCCATCTGGGCACTTCTTAAACGTAGAGAAATTCCAATAGTTGATACCATGAGATTCGGTAAAAGTGCGTATTCCTCTAGCTTTACGCTGGTTGATAGCAACATCAAGAGCAAGGAAGAAACGCTTTGTTATCGCCATGCCTGTTGGCGTTGTTGTAAGTTTCATACGCTATAGATTTTTCCGTGCATGTTAATTATATAGAAATTGCTTTTTTATCTTCAGGAGCAATAGTCTCCCCATTAGCTAGCTTCTCGAAACATCTTGCCAGGTGTTCGTATGCCTGTCGTAGCTCTCTTATCTCCACATCTTTCTGTGCGTTAATTTCGATGAGACGATTTATAACAGAAAGCGAATCGATCTGCTCATTTGGCTTTTCTGCTCTAATTGAAGTCGCAGGAATATCATTATTAAGCATATTCCCTTCTCCAGTCAACAACCAGTCGATATTGTACATAGGCTTAGCTGTATGGATAAGATTAGCCATTCTCGCACTCACCTTCAAAACCTTACCATTAAGGATATCATAAACCGCTTGCGGTCTACTGAGTCCCATATCCTTAGCAAGCTGCGAACCAGTTATATTTTCTTGCATAAGGATAGCATTAATAACCTCTTTTGCTGTCATACGTATAATAAAAGTTAAAATACAGAGATTTCTTAATGATTTGTACCGATTTTACAAATATTATTCTTATCTTTGCACCGTGAATATTTAAATAACAATGCAAAATTACAAAAAATTATTTGTATGGCAAATAAAAGTGAAGAAAAAAAGCAAAAAATGACCCTTTTGGATTATTACGAGAACCTTCCAAAGTCCTCGTACCCAAAGAAGGATTTCATTCAGCGCATCATGTCAGAATGCGATGTTTCATTTACTACAGCCCGCAACTGGACAAAAGGTCATACAAGACCGATTGTTGATTGGCAGATAGAAAAACTGTCTGAAATTACAGGAATACCAAAAGAACAGCTATGGCAGTAGAGTTTTATATGTTTGATGATGAACTTTGGTTCATTAAGGATGGTACCGAAAACCAAGCTCTCTCGGAAAAAGATACAGAAGTCATTAAGAAAATGATTGATGTTATCCGAGAAAGATACCCCGAAGCCTACAAGGCTTTATCTAAGGAGTATCAAAAGAGTGCAATGAATGTTCCTTATTATCAGTTCTTGATAGTCAGAAGATTCTGTAAATGCAACTTCGGAAAGCTTGATACAACCACCTACGATATTGATAATCTCGGCAGGCTTAACTTTGAAAAAGTTGAATGCCCACTGCGAGGAGAATGTAAGAACGAAGGCATTATTTGCAGCCCAAAGTTTAACTCCAAACTCTCTCCTGCCGAAGAAAGGGTAATGAACCTTATCTATCAAGGTTTCACAAAAGAAGAAGTTGGTGACAAACTTTGTCTATCTCCGAACACAATTAAACAGCATGTCAGATCAGCTTACTGCAAGCTAGGTGTTCATGATAAAGGCGAGTTTATAAAGCTAGCTAAAGATAATGGATTTTTTAACAATTTAAAGTACTAAGAGCAATGAGTATGATTAAAAGAAGCAATGAAATTGCTATTCAGAAAAACGTTAAAATGATGGTTTACGGACAGGCAGGTATGGGTAAGACAACTTTCGCCCTCTCAGCACCTAAGCCTTTGTTGCTTGATTTCGATAATGGTGTCAAGCGTGTTAATACCGCACATTTGGATGATAATGTTGGTATCGTACAGGTTTCCAGCTGGCAAGATATTCTCAACTTGCTCAACTATAACAAGAAGGATTTGGAGGAGTTCGATACTATCGTTGTAGATACGATTGGAAAGATGATTGACTTCATCATCGCCTACAGATGCAATGGTCGCAACCCTCAGATACAGGATTGGGGTACCATCAATAACGACTTCAAATGGTTCACCTCATCTTTGTCACAGCTTAACAAGAACATCGTTTTTGTCGCCCATCGTGACACACGCAAGGAAGGTGAAAGTACTGTGTATATCCCTGCACTTCGTGAGAAGAACTACAACAATATCGTTACAGATTTGGACTTGCTTGGCTATCTCGAAATGAGAAGTGAGAATGGACAGCAAATCAGAACTATCACTTTTGACCCTACAAGTCGTAACGATGGTAAGAACACCTGTCAGCTTCCTGGTTGTATGCAGATTCCGGTTATTCTTGATGCAAACGGACAGCCAACCGCTCCTAATAACTTCATCGCTACTCAGATTCTCTCACGTTATCAGTCTATGATAGCTCAGAAAGAAGAAAAGGTCAAGGAGTACAATAAGGCTCTTGAAGAGATTAAGGAGAGTGTTCAGTTGATTACTGACGCAAGAGGGGCAAACCATTTCATCGAGCACATCAAAGATTATGCGAACTTGGGTAACTCCATCATTCTTCATGCAAGAAGTCTGTTCACAGAGAAGGTAAGTGCTTTGAAGTTGGTTTACAATAAGGAGACCAAGCAATACGAAGACCCACAAGCAGCATAAGCTATGGAAGTAGTCAAGTTTAGGTTCTATGCGACGCTTTTGGATGCGTATCAGAACTACCTTGATAGTGACATCATTTGGAGCAAATATTGGGGATGGTCTGAAAATCCACCCCATACTCCAGAAGAGTTCAAGAAGATACAATTCCAGTCGTTAATAGATAAGATAAATCGAGTACCATTCGATAGTGAAGCTGCTGACAAAGGCACAGCATTCAATGAGGTTATTGATTGTATGGTCCTTCATCGTAACTCGGAGAATATGGATATTCACACCATTTATCAAGAAGTAGAAGAATATCCGTATAGCAAAAGGGTTCCTGTCGGTGTTGAAGCAAAGTTGAACGGCAGAAGTTTCTGCTTCCCTATTCAGCTAGTCAGACATTATGCAGCCTACTATAAAGGAGCATTGCCACAGGTTTATATACAAGCTGTCTTGCCTACCATGTATGGCAAAGTATTGCTGTATGGGTATATTGATTACCTTATGCCGTTCTGTACTCATGATCTGAAAACAACACGTCAGTATTCTGTCGGCAATTACAAGAGACACTGGCAACATAAGGTCTATCCTTATGCCCTCATGAAGAATGGTTGTGATGTTTACGACTTCGAATACAATATCTCGGAAATCGGAAAGACGTATTACAGAAACTATACCGAAAGTTATACGTTTAACCCTAAAAGGGATATTCCTCTACTCACTCAACACTGCGAAGGTTTGATTAGTTTTATTCAAGAAAACAGAGATTTGATAACAGACAAGAAAATATTTAATTTGGTTTAATATGGCAGAAGAAAAGAACACCAATATCGTTGCACTCCAAGAAAAGGATGTGCAATTGGTGGTAAGCAAAGAAACTATCGGCCAGCTTACCACCAATATCAAAGAGGTTAAAGCTAGAGTTGAAAAGGCTTTGCCTATGTATGACATCAGCAACTATAGCACCGATGATATTCCAAAGTGCAAGGAAGACAAGGCTTTACTCAATAAGGCAGCTAAAGCACTTGACGATAAGCGCAAGGAGCTTGAAAAGGTTTGGAACAAGCCTTTTGAGGAGTTCAAGACAACCTGTAACGATACGTGCAAGCTTATCAAGAATGCGGTATCTCTCATTGATGGCGTAATCAAAGAAGATGAAAATCGCACCAAGAAAGCTAAGAAAGAAGAGATTGAAAAGCTTGCTGAGAAATGCGGAGTGGAAACCATCGGCATCAAATTTGACCTCATCTTTGATGCAAAATGGCTCAACAAGACAACTTCAATGAGGTCTATCGAAAAAGCTATCACAGAAAAGGTTGATAACATCAAGAAAGACCTCGAAACCTTGAAGTTATTTGCAGAAGATTACGATGCACTTGCCGCCCGATACAAGGAAAATCTCAATCTGCAGGAGACTATCGCATACGCAAACAAGCTGAAAGAACAGCGTGCCAGCTCAGTGTCCCCTAGTAAGAAAGAAACTGCAACACCACCTCCAACATCACCTCAGAAGGAAGTCGCGGAGAACAATGCAGCCGAGCAACAGGAAGAGCAGCCGAAGAATGGTAAGATGTCTTCTAATGAAGAAGATGCCATGGATGCTTTCGCTGCCGCTATGGGACAGTCGGTTGCACCTCCTACTCCAACCGAGACACGTACTTACGTTTGTACCGGTACAAAAGAGGCAATGGAATGTTTGGAACGCTTCATGCGTGACAATGGTATCACTTTTAATGTTCAGTAAAAATGGCATTTCAGATTAGTGGAATTATTCAGCATATAGGGAATACGGAGAGTATTCCCTATCAAGACAAAGTCTTCAAAAAAAGAGAGCTTGTCTTGGATTGCTCCTATCGTAACCAGTTCACAGGGCAGATAGAGAGAGCAAACTATCCAAAGTTCGAGTTTACAGGCAATCACGTTGATGATCTGAACGACTTCAATATTGTTGATATTGTGACGGTATCATTCTCCTTGAATGGTTCACGCTCAGAGAAAGATGGGCAAGTCAGATACTTCACTAACGTTCAAGGTTATAAAATCGAGAAATATCAATCTCGTTATAATCAGCAACAAGGTGGAAATCAGACCGCACAAGCGGCTAACGGAAATCAGTTAACACCTACACAAGGGGCATGCCAAAGCGCACAACAAGCAGCTATGGAGTCTGCAAGAAATGCAGCAGCACCTTCGGCTCCTAATTTTCCTCCCGCTGTAGATGAGAACGGAAACCCTATTCAAGGTAATAATGACGACTTACCATTTTAAAGTTTAGACTATGGCACTCTATAATTTGAAGAACGTTTATGACAGAAAGAGGTTCAAGGAAGCCTGTAATCAGATGGTTCTGAAGAATGAATACGTTGAACTGAAGAAAAAGAACACTCAACGTTCTTTGGCTCAGAATAGCTACCTGCATTGTCTGTTAGGCTACTTTGCTTCTGAATTTGGTTTTACCCTCGAAGAAGTTAAGTTTGATATTTTTAAGAAGATATGCAACAGGGATATATTCGAGAGAAAGCGAATTAACAGAAGGGGACAGGAGATTACCTACATTAGAAGTAGTACTGAACTCGATAAGGCTGAAATGACAACTGCAATAGAAAGATTCAGAAATTATAGTAGTGCTCAGTGTGGGCTTTACCTTCCTGCACCTCATGAAGGTGAAATGTTATTTTTTGCTCAACAGCAGATTGAGCAGTGTAAAGAATTTATGTAATTTAAAACAGAAAATATTATGTTAGCAGATTTGGATGGTCACAGACCAGAGAAGATTGAGTTTTGTTTGACTGAAGCTCAGAAAGAAATGTTCAAGGATGTGTTGGTACTTTGCGAAGGTGCAAAGAGTGCAGACGAACCTATCAAGGTTCTACATGACAAGTTCAATGCTCTCTTCTCAGACAATGAGGTTGTTGACCGCAAGTATGATGAATTCGAGATTCACGCTATCCGTGAAGAGTACTGCATCAAGCAGGAGAATGATGTGCCTAAGCGCAAGGAAGAGCTGGAAACCGTTCTTGCTCAGATCAAGACAATGAAGAAGAATGCCGAGGAAGCATACGCATCAGCACTTCTTGAAGTCAGCGATTTGGCAGCAAGAGTCAAGAATGGTATCACGGATTTCCGCTTGCCTTCTACTAAGACCGCTCGTATTGCTCTCAATGGTCATTACCTCTTCTTTGCTTGGGTGGATGATAAGTTCCAGCTTTGCAAGGTTCAGAAAATCCCAGATTGGGACAGAAGCGGCTTGTGGAGCCAGGAAGATGTCAATCAGCAGGCTATGAAGGAAGTTTTCGGCATCGAGTTCCCCGAAGTGGAAAAGCCAAAAACAAATTCTGAGGATCAGACTGATGATAATGACCTTCCTTTCGGTGAAGGTGATGAGGATGGTAATGATGAAGACGAGTAATCATGTACACACTCAGACCATATCAGAAACAAGCAAGTGATGCTGCCGTCAGAGCGTTCACAGGCAAGACTAAGAAGAATGGACTTCTTATCTTGCCTACGGGCGCGGGCAAGTCGCTTGTAATCGCAGATATTGCAAGTAAGCTGGATAGTCCGCTACTCATCTTTTGTCCGTCAAAGGAAATTCTAGAGCAAAACTTCGCTAAACTGCAAAGCTATGGTGTTTTTGATTGTGGAGTATATTCCGCTTCTGTTGGTTGCAAGGATATAAACAGAATAACCTTTGCCACCATCGGAAGCGTTATGAACCACATGAAAGACTTTCAGCACTTCAAGTACGTAATGGTTGACGAATGCCATCTTTGTAATGCTAAAGGTGGACAATACAAAACCTTCTTCGAAGCCGCGGATAGACAGGTTATCGGATTAACAGCAACACCATATCGACTAGGAAGGGGACTTAATGGTACCTCGATGCTAAAGTTCCTTACGAGAACTAGACCAAGAATATTCGATGAGGTTCTGTATTATTGTCAGATTTCAGAATTGCTTGCAAAAGGTTATCTTGCCGATTTGAGATACTTCGATTGCACTCAGCTAGATATGTCTAATGTGCATACCAACTCAACAGGAAACGACTTTGATGAAAACTCCCTAAAGTTGGAATATGAACGAAGCGGATTCTATGATCAGCTTACTTCCACTACCCTACGTGTATTGAAGCCAAAAAATAAAATACCGAGAAAAGGAGTTTTGGTCTTCACTAGATTCACGGAAGAAGCGGAAAGATTGACAGACAAACTGCAACAGAAAGGTATTAATTCTGCAATCGTTACAGGCGAGACTCCAAAGAAAGAACGTGAAGCTATCTTGGAGAAGTTCAAGGATGGCACCATAAAGGTTGTCTCTAATGTCGGAGTTCTCACAACAGGATTTGATTATCCTGCACTTGACACGGTTATCTTGGCAAGACCAACGAAGTCTTTGAGTCTCTACTATCAGATGGTGGGACGAGCTATCAGACCTTTCAAGGATAAAGATGGATGGATAATCGACCTTGGTGGTAGTTTCCGTTCCTTCGGAAAAGTCTCTGATTTAAGAATAGACCTAGAGGTGCAAGGTTCATCAAGATGGTGTATCAAGTCTCTAGGTAAACAATTGACTAACGTAAGTTTTTGAATTATGAAAATTGAAGCAAAACAGATTAATGAGTGGGTTAAAAGAGCCTACGATAATGCTGTCAAACATGGATGGCATGAAGAAGAAAAGTCTAATGCGCATTGGTTGATGATGGTCTACACAGAAGTAGCAGAAGCCGTTCAAGCTGACCGCAATGGGCGTTGGATGGATGACCTTGATAAAAGTGGGCTTGATTGCGTTATCGCTAACGACCACCACGGAGGTTTGGTTGAAAAATTCTACGGCGAACATATTGAGGGAACTGTTGAGAGTGAATTGGCAGATATTTGTATTCGTGTCTTTGATTTAATGGGTGTTTGTGGTGTTGTGGCAAAGGACGGATTTTCCACATTTGACTCAGAGGTTAAATATGCTAAACAGCATAGCTTTACTGAGAACGCTATGGTTGTTACTAGAACTATTGTTTCGTGCAACCTTAACTCATCTATAAGTGTAAAGGCAGAAATGTTCTGTGTCTTATATACAAGTATTCTTTCCTCCGTATTTGAATGGGCAGAAGCACTTGGAATCGACCTCGTTCAGCACATCAACTTGAAGATGCGTTATAACGAAAGCAGAGAATACCATCACGGAAATAAGCTGTATTAAAGAGTCCTATGGTTATGAATAAATACTATTTCAACCGCAAGCCAAAAGCGGCTCAAACCGAAAAAAAAGAGGCAAAAAAGACTACTTCTAAGAGCAAACCTAACTTGGTTAAAAAGCTCGATCGGATATTCTCTCTTTATATCCGTTTGCGTGATGTCATGGCTAATGGTTATGTTCGGTGTATATCCTGCGGGCAGATAAAGAGCTTTGAAGATGTGGACTGCGGTCACTTCCATAGTCGCCGCCACATGGCAACTAGATTCAATGAAGATAACTGCCATGCTGAATGTAAATACTGCAATCGTTTCTCTGCGGACCACCTCATAGGCTACCAACGCAACCTCATTCAAAAAATAGGGCAGCAAAGATTTGATCTGCTAAACGTGAAGGCGCATTCTACATGTCACTTCACTAATAGTGAACTAGAAGATATGATTGTTCACTATACGGCTGAGGTTAAGAAACTTAGCAGTCTCAAAGGTATCAAAGTTAATATTTGATAATATTTGCGGCAACATTATTTAATCAATAAATAATTTATTATCTTTGCACCGAAGAAATTAAATCTCTGAAACGTGGAACTTTCGGATAAAAAAATATTCAGACCTCAATAAGTATTGTTTGGGTTCCACCTGCGTAAGCAGCTAAACAAGAAAGTTGAGGTTTTATTGTACAACTATGGCAGATTGGATAAAACTTCCTCGAAGCATGTTTGATTGGGATTGGTTCGATAAACCCGAAATGCTTTCCCTCTTTCTATATTTGCTCAACAATGCAAAAGAGAAAGAAGTTAAGCATGATGGAATCGTCGAGCATAGAGGGCAGTTTTTAACTAGTCTTGGAAAACTCAGCACTATTATCGGTGCAGGAAAACAAGTGGTTAGAACCTGTTTGTCAAAGCTAATAAAAATGCAGCTAATAGAAGTGAATACGGAAAGATTCTATTCCATCATCACTATCTGCAATTATGATGACTATTTTGAAGCTGAGGTCAATAAGCCTAAAGATGAGCTAAAGAATGAAGATACTAAACCAGTAGAAGCACCTAAGGAAGATAAGCCTAAGAAAACAAAAGAAGAGATTGCGGCAGCAACCGAAAAGCGAAAGAAAAAATTCGGTCAAGATTTAGTTCCTTATGTTGCAACTTATGGCAAGGATATGATCAGAAAGTTCTATGACTATTGGTCAGAGACTAATAAGTCCAAAACAAGGATGAGGTGTGAGACCGAAAAAACGTGGGATTTAAATCTAAGGTTACAGAATTGGGCAAGACGGAATAAAGACTTCGGAACAAAGCAATCTGGTACAGCTTTACATGATTCGGAAAACAAAGATTATAACGAAGGAGGATGGTAATTATGAATGTAGATTTCAATCAAATTATTCAAAGGTTCGAAAGAGGAGAAGACTTGTTTCTCGCTGACAAGGTGAGAATTAGGATACCTAATGCAGAACAAAGGCTACGAGGAGGTCTAGACTATTTTGTTAAAAGATACACCTTTGGCAAGGAATCTCATGCAAAATGGATAGAGAAGAATTATCGCCCTATTGTTGATTGGATGTCTGACAACGAAGGCAGGGGACTTCTTATTACAGGTGGGTGCGGTCTCGGAAAGACTCTAATAGCAAAGCATATTCTACCGCTCTTACTCCAAGACTCTTGCAAAAAAATCGTGAGTATCTTTTCAGCCCAGGAGCTAAATACAAAGATTGACGAGATTCTAAAACTTCACATCATCTGTATTGATGATGTTGGCACAGAAGAGCTTGCGAAGATTTTTGGTAATGTTAGATGCGCATTCTCTGAGTTATGTGATGCAGCAGAGCAAAAGGGAAAGCTTCTCATCATTACCACTAACTTAACTGCAACCGAACTCGAAGCAAAATATGGAGAACGAACTATAGATAGGTTAAAAGCCATCACTAAGTTTGTTCCTTTCACAGGTAAATCATTAAGAAAGTAGATATGGAAATTAAAGAAGACAAAGATTTCTTGTTTGCTACAAAGCAAGCTAGATTAGCAACCTTCCTTGAAAATGATGAGGAAAGAAGAATGTTTAGAAACGCCATTTACAACGCTATTAAGTGGGGTAAAAGACACTAGTACATAAAACTATAAACAAAAGAGCAATGAAGATGTTACAAGACGTTACAGATTGGTTTAAGGCTGAAATTCTTGGCGACCAATCATTACAACAGGAAAGAAAGAAGCAGAAATCACAGAAAGATTTCGAGAAGCGTATTAATGAAGCAGCTCATCATGTCTGCCTCTCAGATCGTCCTAATGATGATGGGTCTCCATATCCTGTTATCTGCATGGATGGCACCGTTATCTATAAAATCTGCGAGAATCCTCGAATCGAGAAAGGAGAAATCAGCCTTGAAGATGTAGGGGAAGTTTTGATAAGACAACGCATTCATTATGCTGAAAACAAACTGAATTACAGATAGTTATGCGGTTTAAAAGTTAAATAAAGTTGCTAAAAAGCGATTAAAGAAAGTAACGTTTGGTCAATCCAAAATTTCTTTGTATCTTTGCATCAGTTAATTAAACAACAAATAAGTTTAACAATTAAATGATAAGAGCAATGGAACTATTCAAGAATGTTTTACCGTACAAGGTAAAGGAAGCCCTAGTTTCCCAAGTCGGAAACTACCAAGCTGAAAAGCTAGCAGCAACGTTACTTAACGGAACGTTAGCACAGAAGGAAGACATCATCAAAGATTTTAATCTCGAAGACTGCCTTACTAATGATAATTGTGGGAACATTATTATGCTATCAAAACTCTCATAATTATGGAACGTATATGTAGATATTGCATATTCTCTGGAATATGCTATAAAAATGGTAAGAATCCTACAGACTCCTGCTCCAATTGGGAATGGAAGTACGCAGGTTCATGGTTTGACAATTAAAAGTAAGACAATGGGAAAAGAGAAAGTTACAGCTAACGATTTGAAGGTTACTCTTTCGGAGCAGGGAGTGACATCTGGTCTGAAGCAGGAAAAGATTATTCAGCGCTTGCAGGTTAATGGGTGCTTGATAGCAATGGTAACAGATATATTGGACCAACTTATCAAAGATGAGCAGTCTATGTTCAGATTGCTAAAGGTTCAGTACAAACAAGAGCAGAAGATGCACTACAACCAAATGCGTGATGCAGCAGAGAAATATTACTTCCACTTGAAACCCTTCAATAAGAGTTTCTTCGGTGACGAGAACATTTGCGCAAACCTGGAGGATAACGCAAATGACATCTACGACATCATCAAGCTTCTTGCGGACCACACTAACGACCACAAGGATATGGAAGTGATTAAGAGAAATCTCAGAAAGAGAAAGTTGAACCATCATATTTTCGATTAAGATTATGGAGAAGTCTATGTTATTTGAGAAAATTACTCGCAGATGTCTGCTTACCTTAGATGGGGGGGGCAAAGATTCAAGCCGTCCTCTCTATGCCGAAGCCGACTAAGCCCATCTTTCCAAAGGAAATGGAGCGTCAGTTCATTAAGAATTTCAATGAATCGCAGCCAAATATGGTTCACAAGGTTATTAAGTGTCACATAATGAGAAATTAAGATTATGAAAACAGCAAGACATATTGTAATAGACATAGAAACATTAGGTAGAAGAAATGATGCCGCTATTACTCAAATTGGCATAGTAACAGCAGATGAAAATTTCGATGTGTTAGATCGTTATCTGATACAAACAGAACCTAAAGCTTGGAATACTTGTGAAAGAACATTCACTGGAGAAACTTTACTCTGGTGGATTCAGCAAAAGAACAGTCCAGAAAGCAATAAGCCTACTCATATTGTCCATAGCTACAAATATTTAGTAGATAAGCTATATCAAATCTTTAATAGATACAATACAGAAGACACTATAGTTTGGACTAAAGGGGCAATGGACCTATTTTGCATTAAAGATATATGCGAGTATCTTAACATGGAAGCTCCCTGGAAGTTTTGGCAACCTAGAGACATCAGAACCGCAAAGGAGTTCATTAAAGAGTGGAAGACCTTTGAGAATAATAATCATAACGCTCTCGATGATGCTTTGAACCAGTTGAGAGAGTTAAAAGCTAACTTAATTGAAAGATAGATATGGAAGCAAAGATTAATGTAGCGGCAATCCTAAAGGATAAGCCGCAAGGAACTAAGTTGTACTCTTCTGCTTGTGGTAAATGTGAGTTGAAAGAAGCAGAAGATAAAAGTTTTAAAGTATCTTTCTATAGTTCGAAGTTTGGCTTTATGAATGATGGAGAAGGTATTTTTGATAAAAATGGCAAATTGTATGATGATGGAGAATGTGTCGTTTTTCCATCAAAGGAAATGCGTAATTGGTCTAAATTCGCTTGGAAGAAAGGCGATGTACTTGTAGGGGTAGGACAAAGAATCATCTTTGAAAAATTTATAGATGAAAATTACACTAGATTTCAAGGTAAATATAGCCTAAGTACTTGCGAGGATAAAACATTAATAGCTGATAAAAGATGTTATACTAGTGACTTTAGAAAATTAGATGACAGTTGTAATGTTAAAAATTATTTTAAAGAACTCGAAGAAAAGTTGGGTGGCAAACTCAATCGTGAGACCTTGGAAGTAGAGAAACCTCAGCCTGAGTTCAAGAATGGAGATATAGTGGTATATGGAAAATCAGTAGCAATATGCCGAAAGATTTATAAACATACCCTTTGTTTCTATGTTTCTCTAAATGAAATGTTTGGATTATTGTTTGACGATGAGATGGAATCATCTGAAGAGTATAGATTTGCTACAGAAGAAGAGAAACAGCAGCTCTTTGATGCTCTCGAAAAGGAAGGCAAGGCTTGGGATGCTGAAAAGAAAGCTATTTTGGACTTGAAGCCAAAGTGCGAGTTTAAGCCTTTTGATAAGGTGCTTTGTCGAAATTCTAAAGATGATACTTGGGAAGCTGATTTCTTTGCTCGTCTTACACGAAAAGAAATTGATTACACGCAGAGTGATAAGTATTTATGTGTAGGAGATTTATGGATGTATTGTATCCCTTACAACGAAGAGACAGCACATCTACTAGGAACGACTGATGATTGGAAAGGAGGTGAGGGATGAAAGGATTATGTAGTTACTGCTCCAAATATTTTTTTTGTAGCAAAAGACCCAAACAAAATGAGGAGGATGTAATACTTTGTTCAAGCTTTACCCAGAATAATGATAACGAAGAAACCATTTGGGAGCAGAGAAGATATGAGATAGCAAAAGATGTTGCAGCAGGTCTTGTACAACGTCCTAACTCTACGTATGACAGTGTTGTTAATTCTGCCATCAAAATCGCAGATAAATTAATAGAACGTTTAAAGGAGAAGTAAGTTATGATAGACGATAAGAAAATAGAAGAAGAAGCTACTAATTATGCACAAGATGGGTATAATAACTATGATGACAATATACAGAGTATCATAGAAGAAGCTTTTAAATCAGGTGCTACATGGATGCAAGAAAAATTCTTAAAGAAAGGGGTAAGCGATGAAAGAGCTTAAAGTTGGCGAAAGAGTTGTCTTGGATATCGTTGTAACTGAGACTGTAACTTGTGCGGGTTGCTTCTTTGAAAGTAAGGGTGCTTGTGAAGTTTGGAGAAAATATCCATGCGCAAGTAAAGAACGCTCAGACCATAAAAATGTAATCTTTAAAGAAGTTAAGGAGTAAAGCGTATGAGCTACGAATCAAGAAGTAGATGTAAGGAAAGACAGATAACACCTTGTGGAATTTGTCCTTTGATGTTCAAGTGTCCTTATAATGAAGACAAGGACAAGGATGATCATCGTAAAAAGTAAATAAAACCATAACAAGAAGTTGTTTGGGTGTAGCTGAGCAAGATAATATCTTGGCACGTGGGGCAAAAAAATAGACCTCACTAACAGCCAATAGGCAAAACCTACAACAGCAGTTTCTATTGATAGCGGAACATAAAAATTATCGTGAACCCAAAAACTTCTTGTTTTATTTTTTAAAGTTAAGCGTATGGAATATGAAGATTATAAAAGAGCAAAACAGTTGCAAGAAGAAACACTCCCAGCTTTTGAAAGATTAAAAGAAGCTGTTTCTGTTGGCACGCTTGACAAGAAAGCAATAAAAGAAATTGGAGATTCTTTTGCAAACGCTATGTTTTATGAAAATGATTTTGCAGATTCTCTTGTTGAATTTATTGATGGGTGGTTTGTAAAATTTAAAGAGGAATTTAATAAATTGTAGGTTAACCGCCTTCGGGCATAAATTTTAAAGATATGACAAAAGAAGAATTAGAAGCAAAGGTTACTAAGAAACAAAATCTTATTAATGCTATAAATGACGAGATTCTTTTTTACGTAACGGAATACATTAAGGACTTACCATACAAGATTGGCGATAAAGTGAGCTGCTCTAGATGTGATGTTTGTTGGATTGAGAGCATCACCCCAGAACAATATAATAGTTACTATACTGGCGATATTGTAATAAGAATCAACCCAGCCAAGAAAGATGGCACTCGCTCGAATAGATTGTTTATACTATTTGGCATGGAAGTCGATAGTATCAAGAAGATTGATTAACCATCCTGCAAAGGATATAAATAGATAGTAATATGAATATAGACAAATTAGAAAGAGCTAACATTTTAGCAAAAAGCTTGATTCCTAAAGTAGATGAGCTTTTGAATATGTCTTCTAAGTCAATTACTGGAAAAATTGTTGATGCACTTTACGGTTTATCAGAATGCGACTCAGAGTTTAAAACTAAATTCAATCAGCTTCTTTCTGAAACAAAACAGAAATTTCAGAAAGAGTTTGATGAGCTTTAGTAACTAACCACCCTCCTCTTAGTGAAATTAAGATAATAACGAAAAAGTCGTGCTCGAATTAGATTGGTTGGCATTAGGTGTAGCCGTAAAATATCAATTACCGCTTGACAATTCACCTCAGAGCACTCTTATGTGGAAAAGGCATCAAGCATTTAGTACACATCGAAGAACGTTAATGAGTGAAAGGCTCATAAAGACTCCAATCCGTTATTATTTTGATAACATCATGGGGAGGGTAAAAAGAAGAGAATATGGAAGATTTTTTTGGAAAAGAAATTGTAATTGGTGATAAGGTTTTATTTTCCAATTGCAATGATGAACGTATCCTAATAGGGAATGTTATTGAAATCGGTATCACAAGGGCTAGAATAGAAGCTCTTGATAATGAAGGTGAAATTACACATCATACGAGATTCGGACGGAATATGGTAATCATCAAGGAGAATAAGCAATGAGTAAAGAATCTGTAATTCAAAGCATGAAGGAAGAGTTAGATTATCGTGATGCTTTCGGGAAATATATAACGTCTTGCGAAGGCTATCTTTTGGCTATGCATGCGCTGAGCGCGCCTAGTGTAGCAGAAGAATATGCTAAATGGAAATTAATGGATTTGGGGCTATTATGACAAGAGAAGAATTACAAAATAAATTCGGCGATGCTATCTGTGAGTATTGCAACAAGAACATCATTTCCGAATATAACATCGGCATAGGTTGGCTTTGCGAAGGTCAGTATTGCGAGGAAGCACAAGATGGCTACGCAGCAGAAAATAACATAGAGTTGGAGGATTGATTATGATACAAAAGCAGACATGGAAGGACGAAATCAGAATTTTAATAACTGATGAAGAAAATCTTGGTTCTGTTCAAATAGGCATTCCGTTTTATGTTAGTAATATTTTCGGCAAAGCTGATGCTCTAATATATGCACTCTTTGTAGATAATAATCATAGAAGAAATGGTGTTGCACAACGCCTATTACAACTAGCAGAACAGCAAGCTAAGTTGAATGGAGTGAAGACAATCGGATTGGAATATTTTAAAGATGAATCTGATAGATTTGTTCTAGATTGGTATCTCCGTAGTGGTTATAAACCATTTGATAAGAAAAGTAATTTATTAATCAAGAAGTTATAGCTTATGAAAGCAGAAAATATAAAGTTCAAGGCTAAACGTCTTGACAATGGCAAGTGGGTAGAAGGTTACTTCTATGCTGAATGTGGTAACACTTACATCATCGAAGATAGGCAGAGTGAATCAATGCTTAATAGAAATGATGCACATCAGGTTGACCCTTCTACAGTCTGCCAGTTTACAGGACTGAAAGATTGTAAGGGCAATGAATTGTACGAACATGATGTTATCAAGAATTATCCTTTTATTCCATCAGAAATTGTATGGTCGGAAGAGTTAAGTGGGTATTACCTCACACATGCTAATGGAAAGATTTATGAAAAACCGTTAGGTTATTATCTTTCATTAGGTAAATTCATAGTTGTTGGCAACACGTATGAGAATACAAACCGCATTGAGCGATAAGCTCAAAAAACATAGTTCGCATCACACATTTATCCCAGATTGGATACATGATTGTACGGAATGGGAAAATGATGATATTCTTATTGAAAAGGTTGAACAGAAAAAATAAATATCGTATGAAGAAGGAAACATTTGACTTCTCGGAGGCTCTGAGAAGAATGAAGGAAGGGAAGAATGTTAGACGTAAAAATAGCGAATACATCTTTGCTATATGCGGAGGCGGCTGTTTCCCTCAAACAATATCATACAGAACGTGTGTGTCTAATATGTTCTCTTTAGGTGTTGCAGCTATACCTACTGAATGTATTCTCGCAAAAGACTGGGAGGAGGTGGAAGGATGAAGGTTAGATTAGCAAAGAAGATAATGAATCGTTGCTACGGAAGTCCTCGTTATACAAGGATGATATTGTATGGATTGGACGTAGTGAAAAAGCTTCCAAAGATTAAGCAATACTGGGAGCCTAGATGGGCTTTGTATTATGCTAGCAAAGGTGGCGGTCATGGTAGAGTTGATCATCGTATTGTAAAGGCAGAAAAGATTACTGCAAGATATTCTCGTAAGCTAATGAATTGCCTTGCTAGGTTGGCAGGCGAAACTCCTTTTGAGATTAGAGATATATTAGGTAGTTCAAATAAACTAAAAAAAATATGATTATGAAACAAGAAATGCAAAAATCAATCTCCAAGATTCAAACAGCAGTCGAAACTCTGACAAGACAGAAAGTTATCGACAAAAATGTGTATGACTTTATCCATGGAGAAATCAAATCTCTTTCGGAAAGTGTGGAGAATATAGAGGAAGTAAATAACCCCGATGAAACTCTTCTTACCTTCACAGATATGGAGAAATTTGTAAATCAGCATATCAATCTTGCTGATACATCTGTACTTTGCAAAGAGTTAAATAGGAGAAAAGAAATTGGTAACGATTTCTTAGTAATATCAACTGAGGGGAAAATTGGTTAATTATGGAAAAGAAAGTATTGACCCTCACCGTCAGCAAGCAATGGTTTGATAAGATTGTGACTGGCGAAAAGAATGAAGAGTATCGGGTAATTAAAGACTTTTGGATGAGTCGCCTTCTCCTTATCAAGAATGAGAAATTCAAAGATTTCGATAAGTACGATAAGCTTCATATCGGTAAGACATTTGAAATGCTTATAGACATCAATACTATCAAGGAGAAACTGAATAATGGTACAATGAAGTTCGTACCATTCACTCACGTTCTCTTCAAGAACGGCTACTATGACGATAGTCCAAAGGTAGAAAAGGAGATTGAGAGTATCACCATCGGTAAGCCGAAGAAAGGTCTTTGCCCAGGCAAGTGGTTGGACCATGAGTTTTTCATTATTAAGTTCAAGTGATATGGATAAGACAACAGAGCTATCATATAATCACCTCATTTCGCAACTCAGAAAAGAAAACGCTGATTTGAGGAATGAGGTGCGAGAATTAAGGAAGTTGCTAACAAGAAAATGTGACAAACCACCTAATTAACACTCCGTAACACCATGTTAAAAGGCATTTTTGACTATCTTTTGTCAAATTAGCTTCCTGTAGTTTTCGGTAACATTAGTTAAGCTAAAGAAAGGTTAAATACTTTACATAAGCCTTTCTAAGCTGTTCTGTTTTCTTCTCCATATCCTTATACCTTTTTTTTCGGAATTAGCCCAATATAGAGGAAAATAGGTTTTATTTAACACTTTGATTTTCAATAAGTTATATAAAGTTAACCAAGAAAAATAATGCGATTAAAATTTGGTCAAATGCAAAAAAATGACTACCTTTGCACTATCAAAAATAAATAATAACAATTTAAAAGATAAGAGCAATGAAACAGACAATAAACGTATCAAACAAAGCTGAGGTTGTAGCAGCAGTTACAAGTGATTTTGATGGAGGTTATAACTATTTCGAAGGTGACATTCGTAAGGGTAATCTTAGAGCACATGTAGTTAACTGCTTCCATGGTAACAAGTTGAGAATCCAGATTACCTATTGGGAGGATGGCAAGAGTGTGGCAGTTGAAACCGCTTCAACATGTTCAACAGCAAAGGGGATTGTTAGTAAGGTTTCTAAATTCTTAAACGTTAAGTAATCATGACAGCATTAGACTTCAATGATAGAGGACAGGTTTTCGTTTCATTCGATGAGTTCAACAACTATATGAATGAACACTTAGAACATGGTGATTACACCGAAGAGAAAGATGGAATCACTTATTATTATAATAGTGGCGGTTGTCTTATCGGCAAGTATGACAATAACGAAGGTTTCGGAATTACTTATTAATAAATACAGCCCTCGACACCACGGTAAAGTCACAGCGTATGAAAAATATTTATGGAAAGACCATTAAGCCAAAGTACGAGGTCGCTCTTAAACAACATGTTAAAGGAAGTGTGGATGACGATTATGAAAGTATAGAGTTCCATGCCGCTAACAACTATTGGGAGTCAGTCCGTATGGCTAAGAAGTATTCGTTTGGTATCGGTTCAGAAAATAAACACTTTGCCGAAACCGATAAATTGGACGCTGGTCTTGCGCAAGTAACGGTAGTTTGTTATTATTCAGACGACACATCAGACTACAACGAAGTATGGCAAGAAGAATATATTAATGGCAAGAAAACTGTAAGATATTAGATTTATATATAACGAATAGAAAGATAAAAAGGTAACGGCTGGTCCAACCAACTAGTCACAATAAGAGCAATGAAATGTTAGACAGAACAAACATTCACTTTAAGAAAGCTGTTAAAGCTGTACTGATAAAGGTTAACAGAATACATAACAATACCATATCAGTAAGTATTAACCAAAGATTCATCGACATCACTTTGTTGGATAATAATTCTGGTATTTTTTATTCAGACATGATAAGCCATTTTTTAAGCAAGGATGAAATCCTTCAGAAGTTAGATAACTTCAATAAAATGTATCACGCATGGGTGCAACTTCAAAAGAAAGGAGGTCGCCATGAGTAAGGAGTATATTGGAACAGATTGCTATAATCGCAAGATGGAGCTTTACCATATCGGCAATGAAGTTTATTGCGACCACATCAAAAACGGAGTTGTCGTCAAGACAAACAGCATCACTGTAGATAACCGCATTCTTGGATTGTTTGGCAGTCCTCATACAAGCGGAGCATATATCTACGATGAGATAACGAGAATGTATGGCAAGAAGTTATAATAACTGCATATAAAAAGTAAGAGCAATGAAGACAGACAACGTTTTAGAGCATTTCGCTGAAATGATGATTTCACGAATGCAAAAGATGAAGGCAGGAGATTGGAAGATGGGTTGGTTCACCACATCTTATGGTGGTAACCCAGTGAACCTTGGAGGTCGTGAATATAATGGAATGAACTCATTCTTCCTGTTCCTCTGCATGATGGACGAAGAAAGATTCAAATATCCTATCTTTGCTACCTTCAATCAAATAAAGGCATTAGGAGCTAGTGTGAACAAAGGAGAGAAAAGCTTCCCTGTTCTGTTTTGGTCCATTCAGTACAAAGACAAGAATGGAAACAAAATAACAGAAGACAGCTACAACGGAATGACTCGATCAGCCCAACTAGACTGCAAAGTCCAACCTTTCTTGAAGAGCTACAATGTGTTCAACCTCAGCCAAACCAACCTCGAAGAGGTAGCACCTAAGACGATGAATAAGTTGAAGGATAAGTTCAGTCTCAAAGATAAGAATGAGTTGCCGACAGACACGGCTGGTATGTACGTCAACGAGAAAATTGATGATATACTTCTTTATCAGAAGTGGCTCTGCCCTATTCGCTACGACAAGTATTCAAGTGGAGCTTTTTACAGAGTTGGGGTAGATGATATTACAACACCTCTTAAAAGTCAGTTCAAGAAGGGCAATACAGAGCAGGAGATATTCGAGGATGGGCAGGAATACTACTCAACCCTTCTACATGAAATGGTTCACTCAACAGGTCACAAGTCTAGATTGGATAGAGGGTTTGAGAATGAGAAAGGAGAAAAGGACTATGCAAGAGAAGAGTTGGTTGCAGAGCTTGGAGCAGCTCTTATCGGAAACGTCCTAGGCTTTAGCAGTCGCATTTTAGATAATAACGCTGCTTACCTAGATGGTTGGATCAGCAAGCTTAAAAAGCAACCAAAGTTCATCGTTTCTGTTTTGACAGACGTAAACAAGGCAGCTAAAATGGTATTAGAAATCGTGAACAAAGAAAAGGCACAATTACTAATGCCTGCATAAGATATTTTATTGCTCTATCTAAGGCGGTATAAGCTGATTTGCTTGTATCGCCTTTATTCATTATCATCAAAAACATAAAAAGCTCTATAAGCGAAAATAAATATGCAATTTCTTGGTTAAACATATTTGTTGATTAAATATTTTTAGTATCTTTGCACCAAAAGTAGTAAAGATATGAACATCGAAGAAATACTCAAGAAAACTGATACTATCAGCCAAAAGATAGAAGAGCTACGCAGAAGGACTGTAATGGTCCCTTTGTGGAGTTATCTTTTGAGTTTATATGAGCCAGCAAGCCATAAGGTAATGACAGATACCATAAGCCTTCGTGATAAAGACAATGGTGAAAAATCATCCCGTATAGCGGTTGCCCTTGAAAAGCTGCTCACAAACAGAATAACAGAATTTACATTCTCTATACCAGTTAAGAGAAAGTACAACACTCCAGAAAATGATATTCAGAGGGAAATCCAAAAGGCATTAGAAAAAATCTACGATAGTGCTCATATTGACAACATGAACTACAAACGTGGACTAGCCTATTTCGCAAGCTGTGAAATCTTCACCATCTGGTATACTGTTAAGAAGTATAACTCTCTATATGGTTTTGAATCAAACTACAAGTTGAAGTGCAAAACCTTCTCCCCTATGGATGGAGTAAGATTGTACCCTATCATTGATGAGTATGATGATATGCAAGCTATGTCGTTTGAATATGATAAGACCGTTTCCGATAAAGAGACGGTAACATTCTTCGAAACCTTTACAGAAAACTATCATTTCATTTGGAAGAAAAGTAACCTTGGTGAAATGTGGGAGGAAGTAACCGCACAAGTTGATGAGGATGGGAACACTAAGAGCGGTGAGGAAATCATCATCCATAAGATTCCTGGAGCATACCTGTCTCGACCTCACGCCATCTACGAGGGGCTTGATAATATCCGAAGTGAATTTGAGTATAATGTCAGTCGCAATAGCAACGTGATTGCATATAACGCTGCACCAATCGCAAAAGTCAAGGGTGGCATAGTCGGACAGGAGAAAAAGGGAGAAAGTTTGCGTATATGGAGAGTCGAGAATGATGGCGATATTTCATACGTATCATGGAATCAGTCGCAAGAAGCGGTTAGCGGTCAGAATAAAACCCTCCTCGGATTGTACTGGATGCTTTCTCAAATGCCAGATATTAGCTTTGAGAATATGAAATCTCTTGGTAATATCGGTTACGATGCAAGACAGACGTTGCTCACAGATGCACATCTGAAAGTTCGCATGGAATCGGGCGCTTTCAAGGAGTTCTTTGAAAGAGAGTTCAATGTAATCAAGGCATTCTTGAAGGTCATGAATCCAAAATGGGAAAAGGAGATAGATAACGTCACCTGCGACCACATCATCACTCCTTACATACCAAAGGATGAGAGCTACGACATCACCATCAGACAAAAGGCTAATGGTGGTAAGCCGGTAGAAAGTCAGCTTGAATCCATCGTTAAGCTAGGGCAGTCGCAAGACCCTCAGCAGACAATGAAGGATATTCGACAGGATGAACTTAATGCGGCAGCAGTACAGCAGTCAGCTTTTGCTATGGGTGAACAAACAATATAAACGCAATAAACTGCACAAGTTATGAAGAAAAAAATCGCAATTTGGCTATTCAAGTTAGCTAGAAGACTCTACCCTATCAGTGTAACTGTCTTTGAACAGAAAGAAATCCTAGAGCCAAAGGTATGTGCCAAGGCTTATAGTATCGACAAGAATTACATTCGCCACTACAAGCGAGACCATCATGTCAAGTCCATGAGAGAAGCTTTGCGTGAGATAACAAAGGAAACTCTCGCACAGGCAAAGAAAGATGTACTCAATACTATCGAATCCAAGATCATGAAGCAGAGAGTATATCAGAAGGATGGCAATACGATTGTAGAGGTAAAGGTTAATTGCTATGTCTCCAAAGAAGAAGGTTAAGCCTATTCCAAAAGAACCTCAGTTCTGCAAATTATGTGCCCACGTTTCCAATCCACGTAATCTTAGTGTTACGGGAGAGCCAACGTTGGGCACTTGCCCTTATGAGGAGTTTGCTATCCTCTATCAAAGGGAATGTGTAAACGAACATTATAAGCCGAAATAAATGAGACCAAATATCCCCAATCAAAAGAAAGCATACAATGCTCTGAACAGACGCTTAGTTAACTACGTGGCACAAGTTCAGAGCATTTATGATAGAATCGCTAGCCAAGTTGCTACTGCTATAGATGGTGTCGGTTATGATGGTTCTGCGGAGTTCTTATTTGGGGACTATCCAGAACTGAAACAAACCATCAATGGCATCATGACTAGTTATGCTGCACAGATGAATAACCTCATCTATGCAGGTACAACAAATGAGTGGAAAGAAAGTAACATCATGCAGGACCTACTTGCAAGAAAGGTACTTCGTGCTTATGATTTTGAGAAGGGCGGAGATAAGTACAACAGGTATTTCCAACCTAATTCAGATGCTTTGAAGGCTTTTCAAAATAGGGTTGATAAGGGGTTGTCTGTTTCGCAGAAAGTATGGTATCAGTCACAAGCCTTGAAAAAGGAGCTGGAGCATACCATATCAACTGCAATAGAAAGAGGGCAGTCTGCGGTTGTTCTCAGCAAGCGAATCAGTAAGTATCTGTTAGACTATCCTTCATTAAAGGCAGATTATACAGAAAAGTTCGGAAAAGCCGCTACATGCGCGAATTGCCAATACGCTTCTATACGTTTGGCAAGAACCGAGATAAACATGGCTTACCGAAAGGCAGAGCAGACACGTTGGCAACAATTTGACTTCATCTTGGGCTATGAGATTAAGTTGAGTAAACGTCACCCTGCACCCGACATCTGTGATGATTTGTTGGGAATATACCCAAAAGACTTTGTCTTTCTAGGTTGGCATCCTAACTGCATGTGTTATGTTGTACCTATTGTGATGAGTGATGAAGAGTACTATGGTTCTCCTTCCATTCAGAAGTCAGCTATGATTTCTCGCACCCCAAAGAATTTTAATGACTGGGTACGCAATAACCGCAGCCGAATCGGGCAAGCTAAAACACTTCCATACTTCTTGAAGGATAACAGAAAGTATTGGCACCTGTCCGCTGAGGACGCGGCTTAGTACCATTACCAACAAAAAGATGGGTAGTAGAATTAAGGTTCTACTACCCATCCTGTTTTGTTATTTAGAGGTCCATTAGCCGATTCGTTATCTACGTAATAAAGTTTGAAATCTTGACCTGTCTTCAAAGCTTTTCGTACAGATGCCATAATCAGATTCTTACTTACGCCTTTATAACCGCAATCTCTAATAGCACTTAGAACAGCACACTTTTGACCGATATAAATATCTGGTCCTTTGTAGTAATTAACCACCTGTTCGTCTGTAAGCTCGTCCACGGACTTAACAGAACATTGTTCTAGATATTCTTGTATATTCATGCTGCAAAGATAGTAAAAGTTTCCCAAACTACAATACGTCCGATTAAAAAGTTAGCAAAAGTTAGCAAACAGACTATAAAGAAGTTCAAAAGTTAAACTATTGTAAGTACTTGAAAATAAAGCGGTTATTATTTGGTCATTTGCAAAAAAATGACTACCTTTGCACTATCAAAAATAAATAATAACAATTAAAAGATAAGAGCAATGAAATACGTTAAAGTAACAATAGAAAAGTCCGATAGTAAAGAAGCTATCAGAAGAATAAACGAAAATCCTTTTGTAAAGAATAACATCGATTGCGAAGGTGTCAATGAAGACGGAAAGTTAGAGTGGGTTTCTGGAGACTCTTTCGATATGACAGAGCAATCAGACAGAGATACACTTGATAAGCTCAACAATGAGATTGATACTACCCTTAAAGGTCTTCAATATACAAGTTCAGTAGAAGAAGAGCCTTTCATTGACCCTATTGGTGAACCTTATTTATACAAGTAATCATGACACAGCAAGAATTTGAACAGCGAGTAGGAATGTCGGTCAATGCTACCGAATACGCTTCCATCGAGAATGTATATATGGCTAGTGACCTAGATAAGGATGCTTTCTGTATTCTTTGGGAGAAGATGAACTTCAAAAGAGTTGCAAAAGCTAGAGAAGAGCGAGCAACCAAGTTGAAGGAGCAAATGAAGAAGGAACAGCTATTCGATATATTGAACAAGCCATACGGCAAAAATGAGTTCGGTACGCTAGCAGATAACTTCTACAACAAAAGCGAAAAAGCTGTACTAGAAAGCATTGGAATCCACATGCAGCAAGAAAGAAATGGTATTCCATTCTTTGTAAGTGTAGCATCAGTATTAGTTGATTTGCGTAAATATTTGAATGTCGCATAAAAAGGTAACGGTAGGGCTAACCACCCTACCTCTATATGATAAGAGCAATGAATACGATAAAAACGTTTATTCCATCAGAGTCAGTTGACGCATTCAAGAAGTTTGCTGACAAGACACGTAAGAATGTAAAGGACTTCGCTTACTCCCTAGGTAAGCCTTATGAGAAGTTGTTTTATCATCCTGTAATCAATGAAGAAGGAATTGGAGGGCAGAGAATCGAGGTTTTCCATGAGGTATGTGACCTTACGATCGACATACCAGAGCAGAGCGGTTGGAGACTCCTTGCTACATATAAGGACGATGCTTTTACTCCTGCCGACCCGACCAAGGAACTTATTTTCAAGAACCCTCAGCACGGAGCAGACTATGGTAAATGTGACTTTTGCGGCCACTACTGTAAGAACGCTTACGTAATCGAGAATATCACTACAGGTGAAGAACTGCAAGTAGGTTGCGAGTGTATCAAGAAGTTTGGTATTAATGATATGTACTACGTATCCGATTTCACTAAAAAGCTCTATGAAATCTACGATTACAGAATCAGCTATGCTACCGATGATGAGTTTGGCGACATAGAGGAGTGGGGCGGCAGAAAGGATTCAAGCTACAAGAATGCTATCCTTAAAACGAACCTCATCATGGCAGCCAAGGCTCAGTACGATATTTGCCCAGTCTATAAGAAAGGAACGAAAGTTGAACACGTCCGTTACCGCTCGGCAACTTTGGAGGGTATCGACACCATCTTGAATAGCGGTAAGTTAAAGGTGGATGAAGCTTACGTGAAGGCGGTTTGCGAGTTCGGTGCAAAGATTCAACCTAAGACTGAGTTTGAAGAGGATATGCTTGCGGTAGCAAAGAATTTCTATTGTTATCAAGGTCAAGAGGTATATGCCTTCTTCCTGGTCAAGGCTTACGAAGACAGCTTGAAGCCAGAGTTGAACCTTCCGAAAGGATGCCAAGTTAAGGTGTGTGGCAAGGTCATTCAGAAGCGTTTCGAGGAGTCTTACTTCGGAATGATGGAAATCAACACCATTCTTACAGATAAGGGCGTTACCTGTGAACGCTACGGAAAGGTACCTACCACCGAGGATAAGCGCACTTCCTTCTATGCTCTCGTAAAAGGAGTATTCAATGGAAAGGTTTGCCTAGACAGAGCTACCAAGAATCCAAAGAAGGGAATTGAAGTAGTAATAGAGATTTAGTTATGAACGCATTCAACATCAACACCTATTATGGCTGTGAAACTTGCGAAGCAGCCGACAAATATGGTAATGGTTGCAAGCATGGTCTGTTATTCCCTGTCCTGCTTGTGATGGCTAATAAAAGGGAATGCCCAAATTATAGATTTCAAAGAAAGGAATAGGATGAGTTATAAAGACAGAATAGAATTAGAGCAACTTTTAGGTAGTTTCGTAACATCACCTAAAAGCCTTCTATCAGAAAAAGAGGTCAAATTGCTAAGAAAAGCCATGCGACTTATTGGTAGAGTAAATAAGAGATACGCAGATTTATACATGTAAATACGAAACGATATGAAATTGCAGGTTTATTTCTTATACAGAACAGATGAGCACCTATCAACAGACAGCAAGGAATTGCTCTTTATCGGCAACCTTCCAAATTGTATAAAAGCAGCAAGGAAGTTTAATGCTACAGATACTCAAATTAATGAACTCGGGTATCAAAAGCAAAGTCAGCTAAACAATGTAGGTTACGAGTTTATGCTAGAACAGCATACCCTTAACGAATATATAGTAGAACCATAAAATATATGATTATGAAGATATACAAATTGATATGGTATCTCTACACAGAGGACCAACTTAAAGAATCCCTCATCACCGATAAGGAAGTAGCAGAAGCACGTTACCAAGACCTCAAAAAGGCTCTTTATCGTGGATGCTGGTTATCTCTCTCAGAATTAGTAGAAAACGAAGACCACGTATTAGTGAAAGGTGAAGGTCTTCATTATAACGACATTTAAAAATTAGAGCAATGGAACAGAAGTTAAAAGATTTGATTGAGACATTAGGAAACGAGTTAGGTTGGTCAGTTTCCTTCGATGGAGGTGCAGAAGTGTTGACCTCTGTTGATTTTAATCAACAGAGTAATGCAGGTCAAGATTTTCACTGCATTGTTGATTGCATAGATAACAATGCAGACGAACTTATTGACAACATCAGTCAGTATTACGAAGATTTCGACCCAGAGGAGGCTGCTATGTTATGGTGTGACCATACAACAGGCAAAGGCATAAATGGTGCCCCCCATCACCTCAAAGACATCATTAAGGACATGGAGGAATGCGAGGAACAGTTGCATCAGCTAGCCTTGAAGTTCGAGGATAATAGACACGAGCTTCGACAGGCATCTATCCATAAGGTTAAAGTGCAGGTAACTGAATACCTACAAAAAGTGGTAGAGGTTGATGCTATCAATGGCAGTGACGCATGCGAGAAAGTTGAAGAAATGGTTAATGGATCAGAAATCATCTTGATAGCAGACGATTTCACAACAAGAAAGATTGAGCCTTATGAAGATAAGTAAAACTGCACAAGCTGTGCAAAAGCTAAAAGATGGAGATTTGAAAGGAGCACTCTCCATCTTTTCTACTTTTAAGTATGATTTCACAAGGGATGAACTTAGAACCATGCGAATTGCATATGAATCACTTTGCGGACATGGTGCTTTCTATCAATCATTAGGAATTGATGCTAGTCAGATGATAGTAGATGCGGCAAGTATACTATACGATAGGTATCTAAGTATCAATAAGTTAAACTAAGTTAGCAAAAAGCACTTTATGCTCAAAACGTTTGGTCATTTGCAAAAAAATGATTACCTTTGCACTATCAAAAATAAATAATAACAATTAAAAGATAAGAGCAATGAAACGATTTGAAGATTACGAAAAAGCTTATAATAAATGCTATGAACTTTTGCAAAAACTCACAGCATTGATAAAAGAGACAGATGGCAACCTCACTATCGAGATAAGATTTACTTATATTGACAAATATCCAATACTTTCTGTTAAATACTATTGTAATTACCTATACTCATTTCTTCCACAAGAAGATGGTACATTTGTTATTTCTACAGACAATAAAATCTATACAATGGATGAAATTGAGGCGAAGATAAGAAAGAATTGTTATTTAGACTAAAATATAAGAGCAATGAAACTGATTACGAAAGAAATTAAGAAGAGACTGGAAAAATATCCTCTCTACTCACAGGATGGCAAAAAGGAAGAAGCCATCTGTCAAGCAAAGTTTTTCCTTTGTGTTGGTGCATGGTCTTGGTTCATATTGGAAGCGGACCTAGAGAACAATATCGCCTACGGAATCACTATCAATGGAAGTGGTGAAGGCGAGTACGGCTACACAAGCTTAACCGAGTTGCAGGGGCTAACAACTAAGTTAGGCTTAACAGTAGAGCGAGATACCTCATTCTCCCCTACTCCACTAAAGGATATTAATAACGAATATCTAAAGAAGTTTCTTAAGAAAATGTACGCTTGAAAATAATTTCTCACTTTTTTCAAGAAACTATTTGTTGATTAAATAATTTTATCTATCTTTGCAAAAAGTTACAAAAAAATGAAGATTTATACATCATACTTCTCAAACGGAGCTAAGTTAGCAAAAGCTGGTATCATGATGATCGGTATTGCCCTCTACCCTCCGAAATGGTTTACAGGATTGTCAAACAAGTACGTGTCACCATCATGGGACATTCTTCACAACTCCAAATCTAAAGAAGATTACGTACAACGTTTCAATTCTGAGATATTGGCTCATCGGGACCCAAAAGCATTTCTCTCAGCAATAGAGAAAATGGCAAATGGAAAAGATGTAGCTCTATGTTGCTTCGAAAAGCCAGATGATTTTTGCCATCGCCACCTAGTGGCAAAATGGCTGAATGAAAAGTTGGGAGTACAGGTCGAGGAATTTGGAATTTCCAAGAATCCTGTTTACTCGGAGCAAAGTTTGTTTTAGGCATTCCTCCTTTCATCGGAATACCCACTAGGGTTGGCGGCTCGGAAAGACGAGCATTTTTGCGTGTATAGAATATTGTTATTATAAGCGGAGATAGCTCAGTTAGCAGAGCGCAGTGATACCATCACTGAGGTTGTTGGTGCGGCTCCAACTCTCCGCTCTTTTGCGGGTATAGCTCAGTCGGTCAGAGCGTCACATTCCCAATGTGAAGGTCGAAGGTTCGAGTCCCTCTAGCCGCTCTATTTTTGTAGAATTAAAATAAAAGAGCATGAAAATAGCAGTTATAGGAACGGGCAACGTGGGTGTAGCTTTTGCCGCAGACCTCTCTATTAAAGGTCATGAAGTTACACTCCTAAAGACATCTTCATACAAATCAGATGCCTTTGATAGGCTTATCAAGAACGGCAAAAGGGTTTTTCTTAAAGAGAAATCAACTTATATAGAAACTGCAATCAAAGAGGTTTCTAAAGACCTCAGTAAGGTTGCAGAAGCAGAAGTTATATTTTGTACTATTCAGAGTAACTTCTATGAGGGTCTAGTAGAACGTATACATCAATACCTTCACAATGATCAGATTGTTGTCTGTATCTCTAGTTACGCATCCTCTTTCTATTTTGAGAAACATTGCAGAAAACTACCAATGTTAGTTGAAGCAACAGGTCCATATTTGGAAGGACGAGTAGAGTTGAATGATAAACCAAACGAAGTTGTTTTTCGTGTTGGTTATAGGCATGAAGTTATTCCTGTAGCATGCTTTTCTAATCATGATACCTGCATGGAGAAACTGCAAAGAATCAGCAAAGGTTTTATAGCAAAATATTGCGTGCTTGAATCTGCATTACTCAATCCAAATATGGTGTTGCATACGGTAGGTTCAATTATGAGTATTCCGAGAATAGAATATTCAAAGGGAAATTTCTGTATGTATCGTGAAGCATACGCAAGAGGAAATGACTCCACTATCAATCTATTGATGAGACTTGACGAAGAAAAGATGAAAGTCTTAAAAAACTTGGGCTTTTTCAAAACAAGCGTATTTGAAGCAGGAGGTTTCAATATGTCAGACCCAATAGAGAGTTTGCATCGTTACTCAGAATCTAGTGATAGAGCCATCAGCCCAACATCTGTTCACTCACGTTACATCACAGAAGACGTTTCAGAGGGATTGGTACTGATGGAGAGTATTGCACTTCATATAGGCTTAGAGTTACCTGTTACATCATCCCTCATTACGCTTGCAAGTGTAGCTTTAGGAATAGACTTCCGTAAAACAGGAAGAACTATTCAGAGATTAGGTATTATTAACGAAATAGATATGCTTCATGAATGTAGATAGCGATATAAAAAACAGAACATTTGGTATTGAAATCGAAATGTGCAATCTTGAAAGGGCGAAGGTAACTTTGCCCGAAGGTTACTCCTGGAGCAAGGAAGAGAGCATTGATAATACCGATTGTTCAAGCAATAAGCAGTTTGGTGGAGAGGTGAATACCCCTCCACTACATCTTTGCTGCCTAAAAGAGCTGCATGACCTCCGTTCTGTATACGAATCGATGGTTGCTGCAGGTGGTAAGATTAAGTGGAGTATAGATACTCATGTCCATATATATGTAGGCGATTTGACAGTCGATCAGCTAAAGAAAGTATATCTATTCTTTTATGTCTGCTATCCATATTTTAAGAGATATGCGAAAATCTCAGACTGGGATGAAAACATCTTCAATGCAAAACCTATTCCTACAGAAAAATATTTCGAAGGAGTAAAAAATGCTCAGAAGTTTGATGAATTACAAACCCTCTTCACAAATCAGTCTAAGAAAGGTTTCATACGCCATGCAGTGAATATTTCTGCATACTTCAAGACGAAGACGATAGAATTTAGAACGTTTCATGCAACTGATGATTTCTATCGTGCCATGAATTGCGTGTATTCCGCATATCGCATATTCTATTACGCCATAAGCCACGAATTGGAAGATTATCAATCTATAACATCTTACAAGCAATTTTGTGAGGTTACAGGGCTTAAATATGATACTCCAGAAGAGTTATGCCCACTCCTATATCAAGGGAATCCATATAGCGCAATAGAAGCTTTTATGACTATGCCTTTGCCATACAATTCTGAAATGGTTTCAGCTCTATATGATGCTGTAAAAGCTAACGGACACAAGGAAATCTGCATAGTAAATGGCTTTATGTATTACTATGAGTTATTCTTCCTTGATAAGGTGGAAGTATCTATATACTGCCAAGATGCCTACTGCTATCTGCTCTATATGTTGGCAAATGGTAAAACATCACTAACATATAAGGATAAGCTTGCATGGTTGGAGGACTATAACAATCCTACACCATCAAGACAGCTTGCGCTAGCTCTTTATGCCGTGAAACTGCAAAAGTATTTCATGAGTGAATCGGCAAGAAATAGTGCTGTCTTCGAAGCGTTGAAAATTAAGGCAAGGGAATCTATCGAAAAAACCGAGAAGGCAAATGAGCGATTGATGAGATTGCTCACTACATGTGATTTCCATGTTGGAACACTAGAAGAAGCCATCAAGAACAAGAAGGTAATCTTCTTTAATTACGGAAGAATAGAGAAGAAGCAGAAGAGAGCATTCAAACTCATTTCTGAGAATAGTGACTTGAAATCAGATTTTTCTGTTGCAAGGAACGATTACTATAATCTTGTGGAAAGTATTCCGAGTGATAGTTATTTCTACTATTTCAGCAACAGCCCTTATCTGAGAAACCTGCATAAGATAGCTATGTGGAATAATTCAAGTGGGGAAAGACGGTCTGCAGGAAGGTTCCTCTATTGCAATAAGCCAACTGCACAAAATAATGCAAGCACCTCATATTCTTCATACAGAATCGAATGCAACGAGATTGTACCTCCCGATGATTTGGAGATTACAGACGCAAGCAAACTGATGATTGAACGGGTAAACCCACCTTTACTTCATTGCTTGCAAAAGAAGTATATCAAGAAGGTGGACCAATGTAGTGTCTGTCAATTTGCTTTTGTGGTGAAATACGACAAATATACCCTAGGTGGATTTGGTTTTACGCTACCTCAACACAAGGGGTATGATTTGTTTCAGTTAACGGACTTCTGCACGAATAACGCAATCCCTCGATTGAGTAAACTCATATTGTATTGCATTCAGTCTGTAGGCGTTCAAAGATATTTGAGCAGAAGAATGCGCAAGCTTTGCGAGAAGGTTATATCCTGCGCTTATACTCATAAGCCAGTGAGCATGAAATATCGTGGCGTGTACAAGAAAGTGAAGGAACACTGCACATCATCTTATCTTGCTTACGAAGGAATACTTGGCATATACCCTACGAATAAGGAAATCATTGATAAATATCAAAAATCGTTGAAGAATGGAAAATGAAGATAGATGGAAATACGCAAAAGTTGATATAAACCTCATTGATGAGGTAGAAATCAATGCAAATGAAATGTCGGGTGAAGACTTCGCCCAACTAACAGACAACATTGCTAAGTCTGGATTGAGTAGTGTGCCTACCTGTATCAAGAAGGATAATGGTAGATACATCATGATCAGCGGTAATCATCGTTTGAGGGCATGCAAGAAACTGCACTATAAAATGCTAGGCATCTTATATGTAGAAGAGAGCGAGATTACAAATGATGAAGCTATTGCTATTGAATTATCTCACAACTCCCTTCATGGTGAAGCTAATGTTAGCATCTTGAAGAAGTTGTTTGCATCAATTCAATCTATCGACTTCAAGAAGTTTGCTCATGTGAACATTGACGAGATTAAGCCAATAAGCACAGAGGGTATAGATGTATATGCCATGCAGGAGAATTTCGTATTCACCATCATCCTCTACCCTAGTTCATTTGCTAGTCTGGACACATTGTATGGAGACATTCGTGAGCAAGCACGCAAAAGCGATGCTCTCGTTTTAGCTTCCGAAGAAGATAACGAGAAGACCCTGCTTAAGATTCAACAGGACATAGGTAAGGAGTTTGGCATAAAATCCCCAAGTATCTCATTTGCCAAATTGTTAGAGTTAGCGAGTGAACGTTTAATCGAAATAAAGGAAGGAGAAAAAGAAAATGATTTGGAGCATAACAAGTAAAGAAGAGATGGAGAACTATGGAATTTCTTCCGTCTTCAAATATTATAGAGAAGCCTTAGGAAAAGATAATGTCAAACTAGCTGTTGTAGATGAAAACGATAAGCTAGACTTCTTACAAAAGGAAGATGTGGCATTACTTAGAACCGCAAGTGAATCTCTCATCAAGACTATCCGAGCAAAAGGTGTAAAAACAACAGCAGAGGATTTCTCTAAATACGAATTGGTTAAGGATAAGGAAAAGGTCTTCCGTTTCCTTTGTAGTTGCGGTATTAGAGCACCGAAACAATATCATTTATCATCATTACAAGAAGGTAAGACATATTTTGTTAAACCTAGATATGGAAGTGATAGCTTTGGTATATCGGAGAAAAGCATCTGTCGTACCCCAAAAGAGGTAATGGAACAGATGAAATACCTTAAAGAAGAGTTCGGAATGGAAAGTATTGTTGAGGAGTATATTGCTGGATCTGATTGCACGGTAACCTGCATTAATAACCAAAAATATATACTTCTGTGTTCGATTTCTATTGATTGCGATGAAACCAATGGCATCCAAACACGAGATTGCAAAGTTGGTTTTAAAGAATGCTGTTCTGCAATGAATGATGACAGGTTAATGAATGTGGCAGGGACTATATTCAATTACTTAGGATTGAAATCTCACGCAAGAATTGATTTCCGTAAGGGGATAGATGGCAGATATTATCCTATAGATATCAATCTGCTTCCTGGACTTGGACCATTAGACCATCTTTCGAAATCACTTTTGTTGTGCAAGAATATGTCGTATATAGATGCTTTGAAAGCAGTCATAGCATCTGCAAGTTAGAAAGGTTGATTATGACAAAGGTAAGAAGAACAGAATTAAAAAAGATTGCCGCTGCTTACGAAAAGAAGGGCGGCAATATGGCTGCTACGGCAGTAGCTTTGGGCATTACACGTCAAGCCTTATATAACTGGCGAAAAGAGGATGAGAAGTTAGCCAAGATGTTGGATGATATAGATGAAGGCATTCTTGACTTTACTGAAAGCAAGTTGGTTGAAAAGGTGAACGAAGGTAATCTAACTGCAATCATCTTCCTTCTGAAAACCAAAGGCAAAAAGCGTGGCTATGTCGAGCAAGTAGATAACAGATTAGTAGAAAACCCATTCGAGAAGTTAATGAAGGAGCTTCCCGATGATGAAGAAGGATAATTATGTATAACGGAGAATTGTATATACCAGACTGTTTGTTCCCAACGGACAATCCGTTGGAGATACCATGTTTGTTGTCTGATGTGCAACCTCAGTACATAGAAATCCCATTCTATTGCTTTGGAGAGCAGGCAAGAACAACTAATATGAATGGCAGGGGAACACTCCACTTCTATACTGATGATTATAGATTCCGGTCAATCTATGAGAAGCCAGAGAAGATCTTGAAGTACAACCCTGGCAGCATTATTGAGCCAAACTTCAGCTTATCAAATGATACTCCAATAGCTTTTGGTATGCAGGCTATCTACAAGAAGCGCTTTCTTGCAAGAGCTATGCAGGAAAAAGGGATAGGTGTATTTGTTGACTTAAATGTGGCTCCTAAGTTCTATAAGCTGAATTTGATGGGTGTCCCTAAAGGTTACTCATCATTCGCCACAAGAGGGTGTACAGACCGATTAAATGAACTGCAATTTGAATACGAAATTGCCAAGTTCGTAGCAAATGGCAACAAATTCAGATTTATCGTTTATGGTGGCGGTAATGTAATTGAGCAGTGGTGTAAGGAGAACAATGCCGTCTATGTAACACCAATCATCATCATCAAGAATAAGTTGAAAGCTTTTGAAAAGATGAAAGATACTATTGGTATGCTTGATGTTGATGCAAAAGAAAAATATCAAGAGCTGAAAAAGACCTTGTATGATACTCAAGTAAAGAACTTCTCTATAGAAGATATGCTTGATAACATGCAGGATTTTCCAAAGCTCTCAAAGTAGTTTATTATAGCTAGTAATTAAATTGTTAGATTATGGGTAAACGAAGTAATGGAACGAGAGGGACAAACAGTTCTTCAGCAGCCAAGAGCCGTAAGGCAAGTGGTGGGGTGAGCGAGCTTGATAGAAGATTTCCTAATTGGAACATAAATCAATTCATTTCAAAGACACCCTATGGAGTCGAAGAAGCCGTTATTGGTTCTTTTCATAGGGTCTATGGAAAGAAATACAGCCTCAGTCAAGAAGTTGGTGATATTGATAAAACATTTAAAGAACTTGGGAAAGATGTATATGTTGACATAAATTCAAGCATTAACACGCCACAAGATTTCTTGAATAAACAAGATGTAGCAAAATACATGTCATCAAGAAATTATGAAGGTATCAAGGCTTTAAGATACACTGATGGTAATAGTGAAAGAATAATGATTGTTGATGGAAATCATCGTTTCGTAGCCGCAAAGCTCAATCATGAGAGAAAGGTTAAAATGAGAATAATCGAATAAAGTGTTTGTTTATGAGGAGATTTATATTATTGATGGTCATCATCGAGTTGTAGCAGCCATACTTAAAGGAAACAAGAAAATACGAATATTATTGAATTAGCAATATGTCAGAACAGAAAGCAATAAAAAAAATGATTGCATGGCGCAATGATTGGTGTCTCTTCGCCAAGGAAGTCTTGAAGGCTCGCCTTGACGAAGAGCAAAAGGCTATATTGCGTTCTGTTCAGAAGAACAAAATGACAACGGTAGCCAGTGGAACTGCAAGGGGTAAGGACTTCATCGCTGCCGTAGCCGCTTTATGTTTTCTATACCTCACTCCTCGCTTCGGCAAGGATGGTAGTTTGGAAAAGAACACCAAAATTGCCCTTACTGCACCGACAGGAAGACAGGTAACAAACATCATGATACCAGAAGTGGCACGTCTATACAAAAAGGCAGGCTTTCTGCCTGGTCGTTTACTGTCGGATGGCATCAGAACTGATTATGAGGAATGGTATCTGACAGGTTTCAAGTCTTCTGCCGACAACACAGAGGCTTGGTCGGGATTCCATGCTGTAAACACCATGTTCATCGTAACAGAAGCATCCGGTATCTCGGACACCATCTATAATGCAATCGAGGGTAACCTGCAAGGAAACTCTCGATTGCTATTGGTGTTCAACCCAAACGTTACTACAGGGTATGCAGCCAACTCCATGAAGTCTCCCCGATTCAAGAAGTTTAGATTATCATCCCTCAACGCAGAGAACGTAGTAAGCAAGAAAAATATTATCCCCGGTCAAGTTGACTATGAATGGGTAGCCGATAAGGTCTCAGCATGGGCACAGAAGATCAGAAAGTCTGAGTTTGATGAAGGTCGTGGCGATTTTATTTGGGAAGGTGGGTATTACACTCCAAATGACCTTTTTCGTGTTAAGGTCCTCGGTATGTTTCCGAAGGTGTCCGAAGATACCCTCATTCCATACGAATGGTGCGAGATTGCCCATAGAAGATGGAAGGAACTTAAAGATAGTGGCTTTATCACCCATAAGCCAATACGCCTAGGTGTCGATGTCGCAGGTATGGGGCGCGATAGGTCTTGCTATGTTCCACGACAAGGAAACTATGTTTCAGAAATCAAGTGTCATAATTCGGGTGGTCATGCGGACCACATGGCAGTCGCAGGTCAAGTCGCGCACTACCTAAGTTTGAGTTCCAAGAATAAAGCCTTCATTGATACCATAGGAGAAGGTGCTGGAGTTTATTCAAGACTCATAGAACAAAAGTATTTAACTGCATTCTCTTGCAAGTTCTCGGAAGGCGTGAGAAACAAGCACGATGTGACAGGCTGCTACTCTTTCGCTAACATGAGGGCTTATTTGTTTTGGTGCATACGTGACTGGCTCAACCCAAAGAATGGATTCTTTGCAGCACTCCCACCCGATGATGAGTTGGATCAAGAGTTGTGCGAAGTGCATTGGCTGTTTCAGTCAGATGGTTCAATCATCATGGAACCAAAAGACGAAATCAAGAAGCGTCTGAAACGTTCTCCCGACAAGATGGATGCCCTTGCCAACACCTTCTATCCATACGACTTCGATAGAGACAATGATTTGCAATTGTTAAATAGTATAGTATAAATTTGCAAGATACAGAAAAGTTTTGTAACTTTGCAGCCGAAACGTTTCTTTTAACGTTTCATTGCTCTTAGTGCACTCCGACCGTGAGGTTAGAGTGCATTTTTTATTTAATATAAAGTAATTCAGAAAAAGACTATACACTTCAATATAAGCCTTTCTAAGCGGTTCATTTTTATCTCCATATACTTATACCATTTTTAAGAAGCGGACTTACATACACGAGATTAATAGTTTGATATAAGTATCTAAGTATCAATAAGTTAAACTAAGTTAGCAAAAAGCACTTTATGCTCAAAACGTTTGGTCATTTGCAAAAAAATGATTACCTTTGCACTATCAAAAATAAAATAACAATTTAAAGATAAGAGCAATGAAAAAGGTTAAAGTATACACAGTAGAAGCGATAGAGAAGCGAATTACAAAGGCTTTGAAAAAGGTCAAGTTCGGCTACCAAGAAGGATACTTGATTGAAGCTATAGATGCAGAGTTTAGTATCTACAACTTCAACACTGCACTTTGTAATTTACAGCAGAAAGGAGTCGTAGCATACAATGAGAATACAGAAAGCTATGAATTGGTTTAAAATATAGGAGGTAAGAGCAATGAACGTTTACACAGAATCAGATAGATATACGGTATTACTTCACGCATTCGATACTTTTGAAGGTGCTTGCGAGTATATGACACAGATTATAAATGTAGGGGAATGTAAGGTTCTCCCTCTCATAAAAGCATGGAATGGTGGCGTGGTTACAGCAAAATGGATGGCTAAGAAAACAGAGAAAGGAATTAAATTTGAATTGTTGGACAGCGATATGACAATGTTTAATCGGAGGAAATGAATATGACAGTATATGAATTATCGGAACTTCAGAAAGAAGAACTCAAAATCGAAATGTTGAAAGATAAGTTTGGGTACAAACTTTCATTCAGAGAGTTAGCGTTTGCTAATGATTGTATCAGCGACCGAGAGTTGTTCGAGAAATACAAGGATCAGACCTTTACAGATAAAGACTTCATCGTATCACGCTAAATGAAATCGTATGGAAAGCAACTGTACAACAATAGAAGAGCTTAAATCCGTAACCACGCAGGTTAGTGGTGATGAATGGAAAGATTTCTTCTCCCTCATCAAAAAAGGCTCGTATAGCCTTTATGGTTTTCATCAGTTTCTTGATGAGAGACCAGACCTATGCTTATTAATTCAAGGTATAGGAGATTACCAAACTGCCATTAAAGCTACGTTAGACGAAATCGGATTGAATGATGGTGATATAAATGGACCAGGAGGAAATCATCTGAAACTGATTGTTGCGGATCAGATAGGATTCATAGTGTATGAAACGAAAGTTATGAACTTTTAAAAATAAGATAGAGCAATGGAAGAGAACGTTATCATAGCAATGGATGCCGAAAAGTCTAAAAAGATAAAAGGCATTCCTTCAAGTTGGGACTGGGAGGATATTCATTTCTACCTCATTACTGAATTGGGTTTCAGTTTTGATGTTGTGTTCAATTATTCAAAAGACATAGAGGAGGTATCTTATGAAGGATAATGCAAGAACTATCAAGTACGATTCTATCACATCATACGCAAAGGAATATGGGGTAGAATATCTGAGTAATGAGAACCTTATTGCTTCAATTATCGGTATAGACCCTATGCTACAGGGTAATGAACCAATAAGAAAAATCTTTGATGGTAGTCATTCCCTCAGAAAGGCAAGCAAGAGAACACTGCAGGAGCTTACATCTATCAAAGGAATAGGTGAAAAGAAGGCAACCGCTATACTCGCTGCATTCGAACTTGGCAGAAGACTTATGAAGGAGAAGTCGCAAGAACTTACAGATTTGGGTAGTTCTCTCGACATCTACAACTATATTTTACCATACGTCAAGGATTTAGAAATAGAAGAATCTTATCTGTTCTGTATGGATAACAACTTCAAGTTAATCAAAATGGTTCGATTGTCACAAGGTGGAATATCAGAGACCCATATAGACGTAAGAATAGTGTGTAAAGAAGCTATCTCCTGCAATGCCGTAATAATAGCATTGGTTCACAATCATCCAAGCCCTAACTGCTTTCCATCAAAGTCTGACGATGAGATAACATATAAGATACAGAAGGCTTGTGAAATAATGAGATTGTTTTTTATGGACCACGTTATCATCAGTAGCAAATCAGATCAGTATTACTCTTACCACGATAGAGGAAAATTATAAGTTCTAAGCTGATAAAATACCTCAAACCTATAATTACATACCAAAAGAAACTAACTTGAACACAGAAGATATTTTGCACATTTAAGTGCATTTTTATTGCATCTTATCTTCCAAGGGAGGGCTGTGAAGTTCTCCCTTGTTTATTGAAATGAAAATAATTTCTCACTTTTTTGCAAAAACTATTTGTTGATTAAATAATTTTTTGTATATTTGCACCCATAAAAGCGTGTGAAGATGCACGTGACAGAACTTTTCGTAACATTGCTCTTACACCGAGTTCTACGTTTGGTCTGCCTGCATTTCGCTCGCAGACCATTTTTTGTTAAATATAACTCAACAAGCAATGAACAAGTATTACAAAAAAGTTCTTGAAGCACTGAAAACCAATCGAGACATTAAGGCATTGGGGTTCAGTCGTAAGGAGTTAAAGGGTGTTGCCGCCAATGTTGCCAACAAACTTCAACTCAAAGATGATGCTACTGACGAAGAAGTTAGTGAAGGTATTAGTGACGCAATTGATGATGTCTTGCCGTTACTCCAGTTAACTCAGTCCGCAGCAGACCGCCAAGTCTCAGAGTACAAAAACGCTCATCCTGCACCCGATGATGACGATGTTCCAGATGATGAACCAGATGATGATGACGTGCCAGCACGTAGAAGTCCGTCACAGAAGGGCAAGAAGGGCAAGAAGGATAGCGATGATGATGACTCCGCTACCCTCAACGCAATCAAGGAACTTACGAAGGCTGTTGCTACACTCCAAGGCGATGTAACTGCATTGAAGTCGGGCAATACCACGAACAGCCGTACCGCAAAGGTAAGGGAGCTGCTGAAGGACACAGGTAAGTTCGGAGAGCGTCGACTTAAATCTTTCTCTCACATGAAGTTTGAGAATGAAGAGGAGTTTGAGGACTACCTCGATGAGTTGAAGGAAGATATTGAGGAAGAGAACAAGGAAAGACTTGAAAAGGGTCTTGAAAAGCTTGGACGAATCCCTGCTCCCGATACCAAACCTCAACCAAATAAGGAAGATAAGTTAATGTCTGATGATGAAGTCAAGGAGCTGGCTAAGATGTAATCATCTATTGTTTCACTAATAAATTATTAGATTATGGTAGCAGAAGACTACAAGCCAAAAACCAAAGGCTACGACATGGGTAAGGACGCTGTGGTTATCCGTCAGTATCTCGGTGGTATCACAGGCGGTAGAGCACTCGACTACGCCAACTTCAAGGATGAAGTTATTCAGGCAGGTCACATCATTGTCCGCAAGAAGGTTGATGATGTTTATGAGTATTCTCCACTTGAAACCGAAGATGGCAAGTACAAAGACAAGGCTAGCGATGCAGAATTTGCTGGTGTTGTCGTTCGCTCACGCATGAAGGGTGAAGCGGTTGCCATTATGGATAATGGTCGCGTGAATGATGTGGCAATGCCTTATCAGTTCAAGGACGAAACTCAGAGAACCGCCATCAAGACCGCTCTCCCAAGTCTTATTTTTGAGCATGACTAAGTTGTGCTCTAGTTTTTAACTTAAAAGATTGTTTATATGAACGAATCACTTTTTATTCAGTTTATCCGAGCTATCTTCCCTAAACTTAGCTTGTATGTTAAGGAGAAGGAGAATCCAAAGGAGCGCACCTACCTCTACAAGGAGATGCTTACCGATGTGTATTCTGCCGATCAGAAGTGGGAAGGTTCATCAGCTAAGACCACATACGTAGCTGCCGACATCGTTGAGATGGATTCAGACATTCCATTGAAGAAGCGTGGTCAAATCGCAACCTCTAATGGTAAGTTGCCAAAGATTGCGATGAAGAAGATTCTTTTCGAGTCTGATATCAACAACATCAACATCATGAAGGCTCAGTATGAGAACATTGTAGCTAGAGCCAATTCATTCCAGGCGCAAGGCTTGGTTGAGCAGGCTACATCAACACAACAGGCTGCTAAAACTGCAAAGGCTCGTATCATCAACAAGCTCATGAATGATGGTGTCGCTTGCTCTGTCGGTCTCGAAGAGCGTAACGAAATGAACTTCTTGGCAGGTCTCTCTAATGGTATTATTGCCGTAGAAGATGCAGACAATACGGGTAAGGCTATCCGTGTTGACTATGGATATTTTAAGGCAAACTGCTTCAAAACAGAAACCAATGGTGTTACAACCCGTGATGATTTCGAGAAAATCTTCGATAAGGCAAATGCCGATAACAATACCATCATACAGGTTATGCTCGCTAAGACGCAGATTAAGAAAATCCGCAAGGAGCAATGGGCAAAAGAGCTTGTTGCCGACTACGAGGGTAAGACTTATACCGAAAATACCAAGCTCAAGACGCCATCGGAGTCAGCTTTCTCGGAAGCATTCGAGGATGAGTTCGGTGCAGCCATCAAGGTTATCAACCGAACCGTGATTATCGAGAAGAACGGAAAGCCAAAATCAGTTAAGCCATGGAATGAGAATAACATCATCTTCATCTGTAACACCAACGTAGGCTCTTTCGTTTGGGGTACCCTTGCAGAGGACACCAATCGAGTACCAGGTGTTCAGTATTCTAACGTTGACAGCTACAAGCTTATCTCTAAGTACTCCAAGAATGAGCCATCATTGCAGGAGGTTACCGCAGGACAGGCTATCTGCTTGCCAGTAATCGAGGACGTAGATCAGATTTATATGCTCACTACCAAGTCTGAGGAGGTTGATACGGAAGCCGAGTCTACCGATGATACCGACCAGTATACTACTTACAAGGGTAAGAAGTATAAGAAGGCTGACCTCATCGCTGCATTGAAGGCTGCTGGTGCCAATGTGAAGGCTAACTCAACCGATGAGACTCTGATTAAGGCTCTCAACTCACTCAGCGATGAGGAGGAAGCCGAAGTTCTCTCTAAACTCACTCCAGAGGTTTAATTTGAATTGATATGAAGACAATAAAGCAAGCATTGATTGATGAAATCCACTACCCTATCCCTTTAGGATTCGTGGAGAATAAGATGATAGAACGTCAGCTTAATGGTGATGATGAATATACATTCGAGGTCGCTCAGTCCAAGGAATGGAAAGGTGCGCTTGCTGATTGTCTGTACTCTCTCATACAAGCTGTAAGCTTATCCGAGTCAGACAAGAGCATAGGAACACTATCTGACAAGGATAAGGAAAGGCTGTTAGTACGAATAAATGCTTTATACAAAACCATCGGTGAATCCCCTGCACTGGGTCAACCGATGGTTTATATAGGAGGTTAAGATATGGCTGTATTGGATTTCGCTGCCCATACCCTAGATTACCTACATGTAACTGATGGGTATGAAGACGATAACGGAGACTATGTTCAAGGCTCAGAAGAATGGGTGGAGAACTATTGTAAGTGTGATATTGTTCCTGCTGGCAAGGCAAACGTTATTACTATCCCCAATGGTTCTGCTAAGAACTATTCATACACCATCTACAACCTTCCTAGAGCATGCCGAGATTTCGAGTACGGAGACAAAATCCGTGTAAAGTTCTTCGGAAACGAAGTGAAGGAATTTGTCGTACTCGGCTTTCATCGTTATCAACTGCAATGTAAAATATGGGTATAAAACTCTCAACCTCTCAGTCTGCGCTCAATAACTTTTTTCAGTCCGCTATGGCGATAATAAAGCAAGAAATCCTCACTGCTTATGCCAAGCTAGGAGAAGAATGTAATGCAAGGATAAGAGACCGCTCGGCAGAGGAAAGTTGGATAGACCATACAGGAAACCTACGAAGCTCCATCGGTTATGCCATCTTTGACTACGGGAGGAAACAAGTAGAATCAGCCTTCGCTTCCATAGGCAGTGGTTCTAATGGTTCACAAGAAGGAAGACAAATGATAGCTGACCTAGCCAAGGAATACTCACAGGTTTACGCATTGGTAGTAGTCGCGGCTATGAACTATGCAGACTTTGTAGAAGCTAAAGAAAATAAGGATGTGCTTGCATCCACTGAGTTATGGGCTCGTTCTGTCGTTGATGGTAAACTAAAGCTCGCTGTGGATAAAGCTGTAAGTAGAATCAATCAGATAAGGCTATGAAATCGGATATTGATATCAAGGATGATGTGTACAACATTATCTCTTCTTCGAAATTAAAGACTGCTGTAACAGGTAGTCTTTGCAAGCGAGGAAGACCATTCTATGGAACAGGTAAAACTGGCAAGGAAGATATTTGTATCTCCGTGCTAGCAAACAGAACTTCGCAGATACAAGAAGCTTTCGTAAATGTAAACATCTACGTTCAAGACCAAGCTATCACAAAGAAAGGCAATATCCAAAAGGAAGAGAACACGGCAAGGCTCCGTGAGTTATGTCAACTCTCCTTCTCTACCTTCGAAGCAGTTCATGGATCGGATTTCCGCTTGTCTATGAGTGAACAGAGGGTAATAGCTTGCGAGGGCACAAGTGAGCACATCATTAATAACAAATTATTGTATCAAACTATAAACGATTAAGATTATGTCAGTAACAACATGGGGAAAACCATCCATCTATGTTCGTGACCTTAGTGCTGCAACCAACAACTGGAAGAAGCTTGATACTCCAAAGGAGGACACTACCCAGTTGAACCCTACCAAGGGTGATACAACAGAAGCTAAGGAGGAAGGTGGCGGTATTGTCGATTCAAAGACAACTAAGTCCACCTACGAACTCGTTTATCAAGAGTTCATCAAGAAGGGATTACCTCAGCCTTTCCCTACCATTGATGGACTTATCGAAGGAAACTACGCTATCGCTGTTCAGCCGGAAGATGCAGAGAACCCTGGCTGCTATATCGGCAAGTCAACCGTAAGCGTGGAGGAGTCATATTCTTCAGCGGATGGTGCTTTGATGCAGTACACCCACAAGGCTCTTGTGCCAGAGGGTGACGAGGTAGCAAAGACCACCAACAAGAAGGGTGAGACCGTATATTGTCAGTTCCGTTGGCGCATCATCACAGCCAAGAAAGCTAAGGGTAAGACTGACGAATATGTTCTTACATTCAAGCATCCTGCAGGTGCTACAGACACATCAACGGAAATAACCATTCCAACAAACGGACAGGTCGAAGGTGAACCCTAAGGCAATACGTTGATTTCTTCTCACCCTTCAGCCGATTGAGGGTTATCAGTCGGCAACCTACCCAAGTAGCTCAGTTGGTTAGAGCGAGACCAAAGTCCGTCACATGAAATCCAGTTGGTCTTTAAAATGCTGGTTGAAAGACGCAGGTTCGAGTCCTGTCTTGGGTGCTAACAAATTTTATTGGCTTATGAAGAATGACATCGAAATTGGCGCTAAGATAGCCATGGTGTTAACAGATACACCTCTAGGCATACAGGTAGGTAGAAGACATTTGTTTATCTACCCTCAGACTTTAGGCAAGATGTATTTGACTGCTCCATTGATTAAGCAGCTAGGTATCAAAGATGATAACTTAAAGCTGAATCCCCTCATTGAAGCACTCCGTGTAGTAGAGGAGAATCGAAGTCTTTGCTGTAAGATAATAGCCTACCACACTCTTCAGAAGAAATCCGATATGCTCAGTTCACGCATATTGAAGGCAAGAGAAAACATCATCTTCAAGTTCTGTGATAACGATGATATAGCTACTCTTCTCATCACCATACTCTCAGACAACAAGCTTCACGACATCATCACGGAATGTGGGATAGACAAGGAAGCGGAGCGCATGGAGAAGATAAACCAAGCCAAAGACTCCAGTAATCAGTATATCTTTGGTGGCAGGACCATTTGGGGCTCTCTCATTGATGCAGCTTGCGAGAGATACAAGTGGACCCTTGACTATGTTCTGTGGGAAATCTCATACAACAACCTCACGCTTATGATGAAGGATAAGATAACTTCCATCTATCTATCCGATGAGGAAAGAAAGAAGGCTCACATTCCATCAGCAACAGAGAAGGTCTTCAGCGGAGATAACAAAGAGGACATCATGGAGCTGATCAGACAGAGCGAAGAGAATCCAATTTAACCTCCAACACTAACAAGAAAAAAGTAAAGAATAAAGGTTTTGGTGAGGAGGTGCACCTTTACGTAATTGACAGAATAAAAAATGGCAAGTATCAAGTTTGACATAACAGGCGATAATTCATCCGTACTGAAAGCCTTTCGAGGGGTGCAGGATGGGGTATCACAGACAGCAAGAGTAGTCGAGCAGCAGGGTCAGAGCATTGAGAATGTTTTCAATCGCATCAAGTCTGTTGCATCGGTGGCTTTCGCTGGCTTTACGGCAAAGGAAATCATCAGCACACTGGGTACTGTCCGAGGAGAGTTTCAGCAGTTTGAGATAGCCTTTGAAACCATGCTCGGTAGCGGACAGAAGGCAAAGGGAATGATTTCAGACCTCGCCAACCTTGCTGCTTCTACACCTTTTGACATGAAGGGTGTGGTAAATGGCGCAAAACAACTCCTCGCATACGGATTTGCAGCCAACGAGATTACTGAAACCATGAGAAGGCTCGGTGACGTATCTGCAGGATTGGGATTGAACCTGCAAGACCTCACATGGCTCTATGGTACCACGATGGTGCAAGGTCGATTGTTCACAAGAGACTTGATGCAATTTACAGGTCGCGGTATTCCTTTGACAGAGGAACTTGCCAAGCAGTTCGGAGTTACCAAGGAGAAGGTTTCGGAATTGGTGACAGCAGGTAAGGTAGGTTTCCCCGAAGTCAAGAAGGCTATCGAAAGCCTTACCAATGAAGGCGGCAAGTTCGGTGGATTGATGGAAAAGCAATCTCACTCTATTACTGGACAGATAAGCAATATCCAAGATACCATCGAAATGGCTATCAATGACCTTGGCACACAGACCGAAGGCTTGATGAATGATGCTTTGGATATCACATCTAAGGTTATCGACCATTGGAAGGAGATAGGTGAGGTTATCCTTGCAGCCGCATCTGCCATCGGTCTTTATAAGGCAATGGCAGTTAGTATAGCAGCCTTTGACACAGCAACAACAAATGCAGGATATGCAGCCGAGTTGTCAGCTCTTGAATCTTTGCTCCCTATGAAGGAAGAAGCAAAGAAGACAGACCTTGAAGAAGCAGTAGCCAAAGGTCAATTATCAGCAGCACAGGCAGAGCTGGTAGCATCTAAGCGTGAAGAGGTCGCGGCTTACGTTGCCGAACTACAGGCACAGGCAAAAGCAAAGGCAGACGCAGCCACCGCAGCCGCAGAGGAAGTAAAGGCATTGGAGAACAAACTTGCAATGCAGGACAACGAGGTTCAATCACTCCAAGATGCTTACGATGCCCTGGAATCCTATACAGATGGACAGAAGGTAGAGACAGCAGAAATCAAACTCAACACTGCCGTTAACGAAAGGAACACCATCGCAAAGCAACTCCATACGGCTAGAGAAACCGCTGCAACCGCAGCCACAGAAGCAAATACAGCAGCCAATACGGCTAACACCGCATCCCAAGGCTTGAATACCGCAGCTACCGCAAGAGACACCGCAGCCAAAGGAATATGGGCACAGGTCACCCTTCTCTGCAAAAGGGCACAGGACGCATGGAATGCTTCTATGTTCTCAAGTCCTCTTTTTTGGATAGCTGCCACCATCGCAGCAGTAACCTATGCCGTATATAAGCTTGCCACAGCAGAAACGGCACATGAAACGGCAGTAAGGAAATCCAATGAAGCATGGGATGAATTTGATAACAAGGTCAAGGAACGTCAGCAGAATATCGAAAGCCTTATCAGAACCATTCAGTCTGAGACAGCTACAGAATACGAGAAGGCAGAAGCTTATCAAAAACTCTCCAACCTCGCACCTCAGTTAACGGAGCAATACTCACAAGCTCAACTAGCATCTGCCGACTTTGCTAAGACGCAGAAGGAAGTTGCCGAGAGCATGGATGAGTTGAAGTACGATAAGGCTGTAGAGGAAGTTGAGAAGTATCGAAAGAAAGTTGAGGAGCTTCAAATGCAACTCAGAGCAGACGCAGCCAATGGCGGTCAAGGTAGCATCGCTATCTCATCACAGATAAACCAAGCCAAAGAAGACCTTGACCAAGCAGAAGAAAAGCTTTCCAACATCATCCAACTTCGAGACCAAGCAGCCGAGAATGCAAAGCCTATAGAAGTTCGCTTGCAAGAAGCACAGGAGAACGAAAGTGTACGTCAAGAAATCTTTGACTTCTATGACGAAGCAATCAATCTGGCCAACGATTGGCAAGCTGCCAACGAAACCATCAACTACGCCACAGGCGAGAGTAGATTGGATGCGTTCATCAATAAGGCTCAGAAAGAGATAGCAGGTCTTCGAGAAGACATCAAGAACAATCCTGCTGATCTGAATCTCCGCATGCAGGAGTCTGAGAAAACAAAGGTTCTGAATAACCTCTTAGCGATGAAGCGTAATTGGGCGGTCACTGGCGCAACGACAATACCTTTGGTTTTTAGGGCTCAATGGAATACAGCCAAACAATCCCTCAGCCAAGCCAAAAAAAGAGCACAAGCGTTGGCTAACAATGGTTCTACGGAAACCTATCAGCAAGCTTACAACAGGACGCAGCGTGAATACAACGCAGCCAAGAGGAGGGTTGCTGCTATGGAGAGAAATAAGAGCAAATACACCGCCGCTCAGTACGAAACCGCCACCCAAAACTTGAAAGCAGCCAAGGATGCCTACTCGAAACTAGGTGGTAATGTAAGCGGAAGGGCAGCAAGAGCGGCAGTTACAGCTCGTAAGACTCGCATCAAGGAAGAAAACAAGACTATCAAAGCCCAAGAGGATTTAAACAACCGCTTGAAGACTTTGCAGCAGAAAAATACAGATGAAACTATCTCCCTCATGCAGGAAGGTACGGAGAAGAAGCTTGCTCAAATCAAGAACGACTATGCCAAGCGCAAAGCCGAGATTGACAAGCAGGAAGCAGAGTTCAAGAAGAAAAACAAGGAAGCTGGCAAGAAAGTAACCCTTACCTCTGCTCAGTCCAATGCCCTCAATAAGGCTAGAGACCTCGCTACCCAAGAGTATAACAAGAAGCTTGATGAGGTCAACAGGGAAGCCCTTACCTCTATGCGCGACTACTTGAAGGAGTATGGTTCTCTCTATCAGCAGAAGCAAGCCATTGCCGAGGAGTACGAAGAGAAGATTGCCAAGGCTCAGACGGAAGGCGAAAAGCTCTCTCTACAGCAGCAGAGAAAGAAGGACCTCCAAGCCATCGAGATAAATGCCATCAGACAGAACATCGATTGGGGAAGCGTCTTCGGAGACTTCGGTGCTATGTTCAAGGACCAACTAGAGCCTACCATTGAGAAGCTGCAAGAACTCTCCAAGAGCACAACAGATGTTAATGAGCAGAAGACCATACAGGAACTTATCTCCAAGTTACAAGGCTCTGCCACCATCTGGGATAGCGACATCTTCAAGAAGGTTTCGGACGATATCAACGCCTATCAGTCAGCCATGCAGGGCTATATTGATGCACAAGAGCGAGAGATTGAAGCCACGAAAGCCGTTACCAAGGCGCAGGAAGACCTCGCCAAGGCTAAGAAGAGCGGTGACAAGACAAGTATCAGCAAGGCTGAAGGCAACCTCTCTAGAGCGCAGGGCGTTCTCACTACCGCATCTAACAACGTTTTGGAGTTCGGTTCATCAGTTCAGAAGGCATCATCAGACTTACAGACATCTGCACAGAAGGCAGTTTCTCAGTTCCAGCAGCTTGAAAATGGTTTGCAGGGTCTCACATCGGGGTCACTCAAAGGCATAGGAAACTCTATTCTAGGGCTTGACAAGCTTTTCGGCGGCAACATGCAGAAGGACGTTGCCAACACTCTAGCAAAGGGCATCCAAGGGTTGCTCGGTAAAGACAGTGACGCAGCCAAAACTCTGACGAAAGCTTTAGGGGATAGCGGTATGGCAGGTGAAATAATCTCCGCAGTACTCGGCATCCTCGATATTCTGAAAGATGGCTTCGGAACGCTCATCAGTAACCTCATGGACACGGTCTTTGGCGCAGTAACGGGCATTCTTGATGATGCTTTATCGGGTGACATCGTTATGAAGCCATTGAAGAGTATCGGGAACAACGTTTCTCATATCCTCAACACGCTTTCATTCGGTGGCTTCAATAGTCTGTTCGGTGGAGATGGAAATGCAAAGAAGGTCAATGATACCATCGAAAGACTGACGGACAGAAATACCCTCTTGCAGCAATCCATCGAGGATTTGACTGATGCAATGGAAAATTCCTACGGCTCCAAGGCAACCTCATACTACGAGCAAGCCTATAAGAATCAGCAGGAGACCAATCAGAACTACCTCGACATCGCAAAGGCGCAGGCAAGCTATCATGGTTCGCACCACTCATGGAACGCTTATTGGGGCGGTTTCGGTAGTGATGAGATGGATTGGATCAAGAAGAACGTCAAATCAGATTTCAATGGCGACCTTTTCTCCCTTAGTCCAGAAGAAATGAAGCTCCTCCGTGGCAACGTTGCCATTTGGGAGCATATCGAGAACACAGGAAAGGGTAACTATGGTGGGCGTCTGACGGAGAAGCTGAATGACTACATAGACCAAGCAGGCAAGCTGGATGAGTTATCAGACAAGCTGAAGGAAAGCCTTACGCAGATTTCCTTTGATAGCATGAAGGATAGCTTCGTGTCAGACCTCATGGATATGAGCAAGTCTGCGCAGGACTTTGCAGACGATTTCGCTGAAATGATGCAAAAGGCTCTTCTCTCCTACTCTATGGAAGACCTCATCAATGGCGACTTGAAGAAGCTCTATGATGATTGGGCAAAGGCTATCAAGGACAACGATGGCAAGCTTACCGAAACTGACATAGAGGCATTCAACAAGCGTTACGATGATATAGTCCAGGAAGGTTTGAAGAGACGTGACGAATGGGCGAAGGTAACTGGCTACACTGGTTCATCATCCTCATCACAGACCGCAACAAGCGGAGGATGGGCATCTATGGGGCAAGATACCGCAGACGAGCTGAATGGTCGCTTCACCGCCCTGCAGATTGCAGGAGAGTCCATCGCTCAGAACATGACTACCACCATATCACAGATGGAGAGCATCGTTACACTCGGAATTTCAACCAATGGCGCGGTATTGGAGATTAGAAACATGATGATTATGACAAACAGCTACCTCGAAGACATCGTGAAGTATTCAAAGCTCACCTATAATGACTTCGGAACAAAGCTGGATGATATGAACAGAAGATTAAAGGATATTTGACCTCTATAGGCTTTTCGCTAGTCAACCCTTACAACTATACTCAACAATAGCAAAAGCGGCTCTCAGCGAAGCCTATGAGGTTATTTAATGATTAAATAGTTATGCTTAATGGTCAACTTTATATCAATGGCAAAGATGCCTATCTTACGTGGGGCATATTCTTAGACGAAACCGCCCTCAGTGCGCTCATGACCCCTGCACCAAACAAGGAGTTCATCAGCAACAAGTATCGCTCAAAGGACGGAAAGTCAGTTATCAAGCACAATCCTAGATTGGATGAGAGGGAGATAACGCTGCCGTTCAATATGACCGCCAAGGACTCAGATACGTTCATGATGAACTATGCTAGGTTCTGCGAGGAGGTTCTTGCCAAGGGAGAGTTGGTTATCCGCACCCGATTTCAGCCTAATGTGTGGTATCGGTGCATCTATCTCTCCTGCACTCAATTCAGTCAGTTCATTCGGGAAATGGCAAAGTTCAGCCTAAAGCTCAACGAGCCAGACCCTAGTGACAGAGGTGAAACAAGTAAATACACAAGCTATGATTCAGATAAAGAGAAATAACAAGGTATTCTTCACACTAGAGGACTTCGGTGAGGGCTCTAAGCTGTCATATCAGATTATGGACCACCACTACATCATCTTGAAGTTCACTACGGCTACTCCTATCTATTTCGAGATTGGGGACTCCGTGGAGATTCCCGACTTCGGCTACTTTGAGCTTACATCATCATACTTCCCTAAGCACAATGATAGTGATGGCTATGACTACGAAATGCAGATGGATGCCTACTATATGTCTTGGAAGAATAAGCTTTGCAAGTATCGCCCTCAGCACGGAGCCAACGAGACCTCCTTCAGCCTTACCACAACGGTAGGCGTACACATGAACGTTATACTCGGCAACCTAAAGGCGCTAGGTCTTACGTACAATGGCAAGGATTTCTCCGTTGACTACACTACATACAACAACAAGGCTTTCGATGTTCAGAAGAGATTCTTGATCGAGTACGGCTCCATCAGTATTCTTGATGCTCTCAACGCCATCTGTTCCGAAGACGCACTCAACTGCGAGTGGTGGATAGATGGCTCCATCATATACCTTGGATATTGCGAAATGGAAGGGCAGACAACATTCGAGCAGGATGTTAATGTTCTGTCTATGTCCTATTCGGAATCTAAGTCAACTTATATTACGAGACTGTACGCATTCGGCTCAGATAGGAATATTCCGAAAGGATATTTCACTGGTGCCGATGCGGACGTTACCACCGATGGTGTTGCTACTGATTACCTCATGCTCCCTAACAAGGAAGTAGATAGTGATGGGTTCTATGCCAAGAATGGTTACCTGGAGAATGTGAATGTCGTGAAGAACGACAAGCAGGCTATCGAAGGTGTCGTGATGTTTGAGGAGGAATATCCAAAGGTGGAAAGTGTAGTCAGCAGTATCAAGACCTATGATAGCACCGTTAATAACGAAGACGGAACGAAGACTACACAGACATTTTGGCAGGTCACTTCTACAGACTCTTTCACTAATAACTTCAAGAAGAGTTGGATAAAGAGTAACCTCACTTTAGGCATCAAGTTCACTAGCGGTGCTCTCATGGGTATGGAGTTCGATGTTAGTTTCAAAGTCATTGACAAGGTTAACTACTTTGAGATTGTTGCTAATGACACTTACGGAAGAACTCTTCCCGATGGCGTTATGTGCCCGAAGGTAGGTGATAAGTACTTCCTGTTCAATTGGGACGCAACCAAGATTACAGATACGGACCTCATCCCTACTGCTCAGTTATCTCTGTTCGATAGAGCGAAGCAGTGCTATCAGAAGACCATGATCAGCAACTCAAACTTCACCTGCACGATGGATGGCGATAAGTTCTACAATGATGGAATATACGATTACCATCCTCTCGGAGAACAGGTAAAGCTGATTAATGATATGTTTGCGCAGATGGATGCGGATGGCAAGCACTACCGAAACTCTCGTATCATCGGAATGGAGATACCTTTGGATATCCCTTACGACCATCCTCAGTACATAGTAGGAGAAAAGGCAGCTACTAGCCGGTTGGGTAAGTTGGAAGACAAGGTTGATTCCATCAAGGTGAATGGAATGCAGATTGGCGGCACAGGAAGCGGTAATGGTGGAGGTGTCTATGTAATTGGCATGAACGATACCACTCCTGCATCCGATAGTAACGTTTATTCTGCTAGACGTTCTAGGATGGAGTTTGTATCTAGGCTGCAGGATAACACCGCAAAGAGCACAATCACTTGGGAGAAGGTGCAGAAGTTCCTTGGTGGTTTGCTTGTCGGTAACTCCAACAATGAGAACGGAGGCTCGTGGATTCCAGATGCAGAAGGTCGCTCTCATCTTATTACCGACTACCTGGAGGTGAGGATGAAGGCTATCTTCGAGGAGCTGGTTATCAAGGAAACCTCCACCATCGGTGGTAAGGAGATTATTTCTCCTGCTGGAGGTGTGGTGGCTCATAATGTAGAAGTTGTTACTGTGACATATAACAATGTGTCACAGAAGGCTTATCGTTGCTATTTCTTAGCAGAGCAGGAAGGCAATGCCGTGGATAATGATTTCGCTGTTGGCGACCAGGTGCGCTCGGAATCATTCAACGTTCGCAAGGGCACTTATCACAAGGCTGGCAATCACTTCTATTGGCGATTGGTAATCGGTCGTGATGAAGACCCTGTAGAGCTGGAAGGAAAGAAATATCATTATATCGACCTCTCTGATACCGATTGCGCTACAGCTAGCGATGTACCTGCTAAAGGTGATGTGCTCAATCAGTGCGGTAATAGAACCGATGTAGAACGCCAGAACTGTCTTATCTTCTCGGCGGTAGATACCTATTCGCCATCCATTAGCCTCTATCACGGCATCAACAGCTATTCCTTTGCAAACAAGGAGTATGTGGAATATGGCGTGAATAAGCAGACCAACAAGGCTTTCTTTAACGTTTATGGTGATATGTATGTAGGCGACCGACCTACTAAGGAGAATGGCTATGAGGGTAGTAGCTACATCAAGTATGACAGCGCAGCCAAGCAGGTATCTATTAAGGGTAAGCTCTCGGCGAAATCAACCGTAGATGGCAAGGAACTGTCTCAGTACATCAAGGAGAACTCAGCAAAGGGCTTGACAGAGGAGCAGGTAAACAATCTCATCAAGAACTCGCAGGTGATAGCTGATTTGCAGAATCAGGTTGATGGAGCTATCGAGACGTGGTTCTATGAGGGTGTGCCTACTTTGAATAATGCTCCAGCCAACAGTTGGACTACCGATAAGGATAAAGATACCCATTTGGGCGACCTTTATTATGACAACAAGACGGGCAAGGCATACCGCTTTGCCAAGGATGGCAACACCTATAAGTGGACTATCATTACAGATACCGACATCGCTAAAGCCCTTTCCGATGCAAGCAAGGCGCAGGAAACGGCAGATGGCAAGATGAAGGTTTTCAGCACCCAGCCTACACCGCCATATCAGGTGGGCGATATTTGGGTGAATGCTACCTATCCTACAGATGGCAGTACCTACAAAAATGAGGTATTGCGCTGCCAGACCCTCAAAGCTGCTGGTTCTCCGTTTGCCATCGCCGATTGGATCAAGGCTTCCAAATATACCGATGATACCGTTGCTAACGCAGCCCAGGCAGCGGCGGAGAAAGCGCAGAAGGCGGCAGAAAAGGCGCAGGGTGACATAAGCAAATTAGGAACTACCGTCACCACAAACAAGAAGGCTTTCGACAGCTACGTTACAGATGGCTATCTAGAGCCTTCTGAGATTGCGGCTATGGCGCAGGATTCCAAGCGACTTGAGGATGATTTTGCGGCAGCACAGAAGTCGTACAATGAGGTGAAGGAAGCAGAGGTGCTGGCGAACACTAATGAACTCATTGACCTCAAAACCGCTTTCGATACACTCACTACAGCCAAAACGGAACTCGTTACGTATCTCTCAGATATATCTGCAAGATACAATGCGTCTGATACTAACGGCAAGGCAACCATCGTCTCAGCAGTGGGAACGAAATTTACCAACTTCCAGGGTGCGTATTCGGCTTTCTACGACAAACTGGGTCTGGCGAACGCATATATCACTCGCAAGATATATGGCGACCTCGGTGTAGTTATAGGTGACGTAACCAGCCTTGCTTATTTAAAGAAGGCTCTGATGGATACTCCCGATACTGAGATTAACGGAGGTCTGATTCTTACATCACTCATCGGTTTGCGAGACACGGGCGGAAACACTACGGCAGGTATCAATGGTATAACGGAGAAGTCTGCAAAGGGAGGCGGCATCGCTGCTTGGTTCGGTGGCGAAATGGTTGATAAGGACTACAACGATGGCTCGAAAACTCCTGCTAACACCATCTTCCGCTTCGATGGCTCGGGCTATGTGGCAGGCGGCGCAATCTGGTGGGGAACAGATGGTAGGGTTCATGCAGACCCGACATCGTTTATCATCAGCGAGAAGAACTTGGGTGCATACCTCACCTTCTTTGAACCAACATGGAAGTCAGGAAGTGCAGGAACGAGCGTTGCTGACCTTGTGTCTTTGAAGCCAAACGCTCCATTCTCCAAACTTGGCGTATCGGGCGATGCTACATTCGAGGGCACAATCTCCTTCCATGGCATTAAGCTCACGTATGATGCAACCAACAAGGCTATCAAGATTGATGGTAATCTCTATGCTACTGGCGGTATCACAGCATACGGAGCAGGAACGTCAACATCAGGTGGCGGCGGATTGAATGGTAGTGTAAAGAGCTATGCAGATGCCTTGAAGCTCACATCAGAATCGCTGTCTGAGGTTGCTTCTGCCTACTCCATCAAGGCTCTCAGCAGACGAATTGATAACATAGCCACAGAACTTGGCGGTCTTAATCTCTCTTGGAATAACATCACGGGTAAGCCATCAACATTCACACCTAGTGCGCATACCCATAAGTGGACAGAAATCACTGACCGCATCACGAAGGTAAGCCAGCTTACCAATGATAAAGGGTATCTGACTGCTCATCAGTCTCTCGCAAGCTATTATACCAAAGCGGAGATTGATGCAAAGGGCTATACTACCAATAAGGGTACTGTTACATCTGTAGCACTTACTCTTCCTACTGGTTTGACTTGTGCAACAAAGACTATCACAACAAGCGGTACGTTTGCCATTAGTCTTGCCTCGGGTTACTCTATTCCTACTACTGCAAAGCAGACAGCTTGGGATGGTGCGGTATCGGCAAAGCATACTCATAGCAATAAGTCTGTATTGGACGGTATTTCATCCACTAAGGTAAGTCATTGGAATAGTGCCTATGACTGGTACGCCCTTATGACTACTGACGAGGAGACTGCGGACGGAATTATCAATAAGTGGAACGAGGTGGTGAGCTTCCTCGCCAATATTGCGCAGACAGACACTTTAAGTGGTATCGTTGACGGAATCAACAAGTCTATATCTGACGAGGTAGCAAGAGCGAAAAAGGCAGAAGGGGTGAACGCTTCGGGCATATCCACCAACAAGACGAGTATCACCACCTTGCAGGGCTACTTTACAAGCGGTTCAGCGAAAAAGGCTCTCCAGCTCACGAATACTCGCAAGCTTTGGGGTAACTCGTTTAACGGTACTGCCGATATTAACGGAAGTATCATCGTGCCTAGTGGAAAGTATATCTCCATCGGTAACATCAAGTTGGAGTATGATGCAGCTAATAAGGCGCTGAAGATTACGAATACTACGACCGAAGAGGTGGCTAACCTCTACACAAGTGGTGGTGTGTCCGCTTATGGTGTTGGAGCATCATCATCAAGCGGTGGTGGTCTCAATGGCTCTGTAAAGGCTTATGCTGATGCTATCAGGCTTACTACGGAAAACCTTTCAGAGATTGCAAGTGCCTATTCCATCGCCGTGCTCAACAACTCGTTGAACGCTGCCATTGGCAGAATCTCCACCTTGGAGGGTGGTAGCGCAACAAGCATTGAAACCACAGGCTCAGGCAATGCCGTAACTAGCGTGTCGAAGAGTGGAACAAAGATAACCTTCACCAAAGGCTCTACATTCTCGCTCAATGGGCATACACATACTTTTGCAAGTTTGACCTCTAAGCCAACAAGTCTCAGTGGATATGGTATCACGGACGGTGTGAACGCCGTTAGCGTAACAGGCTCGGGCAATGCGGTTACGGCTGCATCAGTAAGTGGGCATACCTTGACCTTGACGAAGGGTAGTTCTTTCAGCTTGTCTAACCATACTCATTATGTGGGAACGACACAGGTGCAGGGCAGCAGTGCCGAGCAAGCCTTGACAGGAATCACCAAGATAGACAACATCTTGAAGTTGTCAAAGGCTACCGTCACCGTCAACACAAGTTACAAGGCAGAGCAGAATCGCTTGGTGATTTATGGAAGTACCTATGGCAACGATGCAAACTACATCAAGTCTGCTGGAAAGCTGTCCTATGGCGATGGCGGTCCACAATTGGTTTTCTCAACTAGCGAGAACCCTGATGCAAGTGGCGCTCAATCGGCTGCATTGGTTTATACTGACCATGACACTATAGGAGCAGGAGTAAGCCTTTCGTTCGTGACGAACCAAGGCGATGCCTACTTTATTGCTCCACACATCAAGGCTCTCACGGCGTTCCAAGGAAACCTTGCGTGGAGCTATATCACCAACAAGCCAACCACTTTGTCGGGATTTGGCATTACGGATGGCTTGCGCTCGGTTACTCAGCCAAGTGGAAGCAATGTGTTCGTGACTGGCATATCCACCAATGGAACAGCCATCACCTACACCAAGAGCTACACGAAGAAGAGCCTTTCTGCGGTGGGCACTTCGGGATGGACTAATGCATCTATCGATGGCAACATCATTCCTGACATGAGCTTCATAGCTTACTGGAACGGAGCATATAGTGGCACAAGTTCAAACCTCGCCTATTGCAACAAGGGTGCTTTCGGCTCGTTTGCAATCAAGAACAGCCTTGCCTTCTCAGAACTCACAAGCAAGCCGACAACGATAAGTGGGTATGGCATTACTGATGCTTATACGAAGTCACAGGTGGATGCCATCGCCGCAAAGTACTTGCCTTTGACAGGTGGAACGCTCACAGGTCAGCTTAAGATTGTGGCAAGCGCATTGAATGGTGCTTACAATGGATTGCTCATTGGCGATGATTGCTACATAGGTGATTGTAACATTGGCAACACTATCGGCTTGATGGGCGTTGGCAACAACAACGCAGGAATGGTGAAGTTCGGCAAGGGAGGTATGCGATTCGGTTACAACGGCTCGAATCACATAGCTTCGACTACCGCACAATGGACAAACCTCAATGCGGATTTGCTCGATGGTTGGCACAAAGACAACATCGTATGGTCGGGAGCGGTAAACAGCAACACCGCAAGCCTTTCCCACTATTGGGCTAAGTTGTTTGACATTACCGTCACAGACAACCGATATGATGATAGAAGTTTCACGTTCCTCTTCTCCAACGGATATAACGATACCTATTCGGTTGTTGTGTTGAAAATCCGTCAGAATGGAGCGAAGGACTCTGGGGCATACAACTTTAACATATCCTTGCGTGAGTTGGTTGGAAACATGTCTTCAAGGTTGCGTGTGTACTACAACAATGCAACTGGCAATGTTCAACTTTGGGGAAATTGCCAAGGTCAATATGGAAGTCTGTCTTACACAATCATCAAGAAGACAGGACGCACGTCTGCCGATTTCACAAGCCAAGGAACTTTGGTGACAAATACATCGTTCTCTGCGGCTCAAAGCTTGCCAGCAACCACAGGGGATAGTCCTTATACCTTGCTTGATGGTGCTACGAGAATTGGCATCGTGAAGCAAGCAGACCAACTTGTAACGGCTCGCTCGCTATGGGGTCAGTCCTTCAACGGAACAGCAAACGTGAGCGGCAACATGACAGGTGTGGGCAACATCAATACTTCCGCAGCACCAGCAGGAACTATCTACACAAACAACTGGTTCAGAAGCAAGGGAAGCACTGGTTGGTATAGTGAAGACCACGGCGGCGGTTGGCACATGAACGACAACACTTGGATTCGCAGCTTTGGTAGCAAGGATGTATACCTCTCCAACAGACTTAGCGTGAATGGTAACGTCGGCATCGGAACAACTGCCCCATCTCATAAGCTGCATGTGTTGGGAGAAATCTACACCACAACCAAGGTCAACATCAACGGCATCATCTTGGAGAAGGACTCCAACGGTAACTTGAAGGTCAACGGAAACCTCTATGCCACAGGTGGAATAAGCGCATACGGAACTAGCTCTGCTGGAAGTGGCGGCGGCTTGAACGGCAGTGTAAAGAGCTATGCAGATGCCTTGAAGCTTGCGTCTGAATCTCTGAGTGAGATAGCATCTGCCTACTCTATCAAGCAGCTCTCTACTAGAATCACGTCACTGGAAGGTGGCAGTGCTACAGCAATATCCGTATCGGGCGGTGGTAATGCGGTTACGTCTGTTACAAAAAATGGCACTACTATCAGCGTTGTTAAGGGTAGCACGTTTAGCCTAAGTGGGCATACCCACAAGTGGACAGACATCACGGATAGACCATCTTCGTTGAAGAACCCAAGTGCCCTCTCATGGAGCGGATATTCAAGCGGAAGCTATGATGGTAGTGCAGCAAAAAGTATAAGCATTCCGAACAACACGAACCAATTGACGAATGGAGCAGGATTCATTACAGCTAGCGCAAGCATCACAGGTAACGCCGCAACAGCAACCAAGGTGAACCACTCCCTTTCGGTCTTCGGCAAGTCATTCAATGGTTCGGCTGATGTGACCGTTGCGGACACGGACTTGATTGCTTCCATATCAACAGCCACAGCGAACTTGACCGACAAGACGGAGATTCTTACTTCCAGGGCGAGCGACAATGGATTCAACGACAGCAACGCCAAGAATAGGATACATAGAAGACCAGCGTCGGCAATATGGGGTTACATCAACAGCAAGACCATCTCCAATGCGGATAAGTTGGATAATGTCCACCTCAACGGCATATTCACCGCTTTGAGCAACACGAACAATGGAGTGAGCATGACAATCGGAACGGTTGCAAAATCGTTGGCGAACATGCAAGTGTACTCGGCAACCAAGTTGGTGACGGCTAGGAACATCGCCCTTAACGGCGACCTTACGGGTAATGCCAACTTCGATGGCTCTGCCAACATCACCATCAATGGCTACATGAGCTATTGTAATGCAACCGCCAGCAACACCAACACTTATCCTTGGCGAAGAATAGCTAAGGTGAATGAGATTACAGGTAATTATGCAGATGGCTGCATCTTACTCTATATCTCTGAAGGCTTCAATGGCGGCTATTATGGAATAGCCAGAGTCTACACAAGAACGGATAACCTCTCCACAGGTGCAAACGCAAGTTGTAGCATTCAGTGGATTTCACGCAACGGCTACGGTTTGGACAGCTTGAAGATTGCAATGTACAAGACCACAGGCAAGGCATACTATGATGTGTTCCTTAAGATGCGTGGCGGGTATTGTTCTGTTGTAATCAGAACGTTGCAAGACCATCGTGGTGGCTTGGGCAAGAGATTCACCTTGGTTAATAGCACGGAGGGAACCAACGCCGCAAGCCATACCGAGGCATACGCAACCATTGAGGACGCAGCGACCGCCATTCACAACCAAGCCTACACAAGCATCGCACAAGGCTCTGACGTGGCAACGGTGCATAATGCGGACATGGTGGACGGAATACACGCCAGCGGATTGTTTACGAACTTGTCTAACAGCGGGAACAGCTTGTCTATAACGGTCGGAGGAACAAACAAGACGCTGACCGTCAACTATGCGAGCAATGCAGGAAATGCCGACACGTTGGATGGGGTTCATGCCTCTGGCTTGTTTACCAATCTGTCTAATAGTGGGAATAACATTTCCATTACCATTGGCGGCACGAATAAGACGTTGACAGCTGCCTATGCCAAGAATTGTGACACCGTGGACGGCTATCATGCTCAGTTAGGAAGTAGCAAGCCGTATGGCAAGATTCCTGTAATTGGAACTGATGGCGTGATAGAACTTGGACATTACATTGATTTCCACCACGACAACACCACAGGCAGCGACTATTCCGTAAGGTTGCAGACCAACGGCAACCACAGCAATGTGGTAACGCTTCCAACGGCGACAGGAACCTTGGCACTTACATCGGACAATGTAGCCAGTGCCACGAAACTTCAAACCGCAAGAACCATCTGGGGACAGTCGTTCAACGGAACGGCTAACGTGAGCGGTGCTTTGAGCGGTGCGACCACCATCAGCGCAAGCAACACCATCAGTACCACCTTGCAGAATGGTGCGCTTAAGATTGGCAACAAGTCAACTCCTATTAGTGCCATTGATGCGCAAGTTATTTTCAACACAGGTGCGGCTATTCGCTTTGGCGAGAAAAACTGGGATTTTGATCAGTGGGCAGGATTGAAGTACACTCATAGCAACAAGACTGTCTACCTTGGCATTGCGGACGGAAGTGTGTTCAACGCAAATAAAGCGCAGAGTTATGGTAAACTTCAGCTTAAGGCAATAGATAGAATACTGTTTGATTCAGATTCCGACAACTTTCAAATATATTGTGATAATAGCTATGATTGTCTTCGTATTGGCTCTTCTGATAATAGTGGATACGTATTAGTTTCGGATATTGGTAATTGGGACATAGACGGCGAAGATGAGTACGGTGCTAATAATTGGCGCATAAGTATAGATGGTTCTAGTTTGTTTAAGAAAATTTCTTGTCCAAGTATTTATACTGCTGATAGTATTACTTCTACATCAAACAAAGCTTTGTTGCTTTCGGGGAATGTTATACGAGAATATCATCATGGTGGCTCACTTTATTATAGTTCCATTACATTTAAAGATACCACTTTAGCTTTAAGTGCTTATGGTAACATAGGGCTTACTAGCACACAAGGTATAACCATCGATGGTGGAAATGGTAGAATATTAATGGTAGCAACTGGTGGTTTTGACGTAACTTATCGTGCTGCTAGTCTCAGCGTCTCTCAAACAGGGGCTTCGGAATATACTTGGACTTTTAACAATGGCTCTATCAAGACAACAGGCGGCATAACAGCTTATCAGTCTTCCGATGAACGCTTGAAGCACAACATACACGGCGTTGACAGCTTGGCTATCATCAAGGCAATGGGTGGAACGGTGGCATTCCGATACAATGAAGACGACAAGGCTAGCATCGGATGGATTGCACAAAGGGTTCTTCACAACACATTGATGCAAGACCTTGTGGAGAAGGACGAAGACGGCTATCTTAAGATTAACTATTGGTCGCCAAAGCTGATTGCTGTAGCCTTCGGTGCTATCGAGCAAGTTGACGATGAGGTCGCCAAGTTGAAGGCTAGGGTTAGAGAGTTGGAGAATGAAGTTGAACAATTAAAAAGTGATAGATTATGAGTTTGAAAGATGGAATCATCAGTGCTCCTGTGAGCATAGACGATGTAAAAAGTATTCTTGGAGAGAGTAGCAACGACCTTGCTACTCTCTGCAAGAGCGACAATATAGACAAGTGGGCGGAACACAAGCCTGTAGTTTACAAGGCTAATTTCGATAGTAATGACGGCAAAGGTAATGGAAATTATGGCTTGTCTCCCGTAATCGTGGAAGGAGATAGCAGTTATACGAACGACACAACAGCCATGAGTAACATTATACAGGCGATACTTAAAGGTAATGATGATTGGGTTTATGCTCATCCTACGGGAGGAGTTAATTCTCCATACCGATTAGGAGACTTTGTAGGATATAAGAATAAGAATTATCCACCTTTTTACATGAATTATGATAAGGAGGTTTCGGTTAATGTGCAAGTAACGCCTACATACATGTGGGGGATAACGGAAGGCGAAGACTTGCTGTATAGTAAGTTTAGTTTGTTCGACAATAACGACCTTTATCTTTGGGGATTTTATTCAAAATACCCAAACTTCAAGTCGTTCAATTATTTTCGCTCGGACTCTCCAATAGCAGAAGGTGCAAGAGTGGGAACGCAAATAACAGTTGGCTTAGGAAGGCAATACTTTGTCTTTGCAATGGGCAATGCTAAAGGCAATAAGTTCTTAACCATTCCAAATAGTTATGGTAAAGCGAAACTGACTTCTTATCCCTTATCCGCTGTATTCTACAGGAGTTTCTTTGAGGAAGACTTGTCGTTGATAACAGCCGATAGTAAAGACCAAATAAGTGTAGGCTATGGAACTTATAGCCTTTATACATTATTAGATTTAGAAGAGGAATATGGAGATGGACTACATCTCATTTTGGCAGTAAATAGATATAGAGATTTTTATATCACTTTCTATGGCACTCCGCTGACAAATTCTTCTTATGAATTAACGGATGTAAAGCTAAGTTACGAAGGTTCTGACTATAACTTGTCAGACTTGAAAATAGACCAAAACCCTGCTGGTTCGTTAAGTCTCATAAAAGGAAAGAGCCAATACTTTAGTTTCCACTTTAAAAATGTATTTAGTGATTATGATGCAACGACAAACCAACCAAAGCAGTTGGATATTCAGCTAAAGATAAAAGGTAACACCATTATTAACTTATATGGAACAAAGCTATATAGCATAGGAGGTAAGGCAATAAACGAAGATGGCTTTGTTCTTTACAAGTATAATCAGTATTAATTAATTTTTCAAACTACAAAATTATGAAAGTAACATTAGGTAAAATGACAGAGTTCAAGAGAGAGGTTGACATCGTGAACGATTCAACCAAGGTTAAGGGAAATGTAGCCGTCAGTGACGGTAACATTATGAGTGTAGACAACGGTGTGGTGTTGGACGGCGACGGCAACCAGATTGCCACGTTCAGCCAGTATTCCACGGACAACTTGAACGTAAACTACAACACTTCCGACTTGCAGAAGATGATTGATGCCGTGACCAACATCAACGCCTTCTCCGCCTATGTCAAGGAGCACGTGGATGAGTTGTCGGATGGTATTGCTGCCGACTCTGCGGGCGAGTAACAATTAGCTTGATTTGTGGGTGCGAAAACGAGAAAGTGAGTAACACCCACTTTCTTGCTAATTGTTTAGATATTAAAGTGTTAAATGCTTGCGTATGTGCAAATTATTTTGTACCTTTGTAAGCGAATTTATTTATCAATAAATCAAGCGAATTTATGAAAAAGATTAAGACAATCGAGGCGGTTAACGCCTACAAGACATTGAAGGGCTTCAAGACAAGCTCTTTGAGTGAGGAAACTATGCTGGCGGTATGGAAGAACATGAAGGCTCTCCGTTCCATCGCCGACACCTTCGACAAGGACAAAGAGGAGGCGCAGGAGTCCTTGAAGGATGACAAGTTCGAGGAAATGCAAGGCAAGCTCAAAACCGCACAGGAGAACGAGCGCAAGATGAAGGAAGAGGGCTACACCTACACCAAGGAGGACACAGACCTCTTGCAAGAGGTGAACGCCTACTTTGCTGCCTTTGGCAAGAAGACCATGGAGTACTTCAACGAACTCGCCGACAAGGAGGTCGAGGTGGAAATCACTGAGGTCGAGGAAGCCGAGCTGCTTAAGGCTATCAAGGCTTGCGAGAAGAGCTTCGATGACATGGAGATGCTCGCTTGCATCTGCAAGTAACGTAAAAGAAAATGAGAATGTTTCTTTATTGTGGGCGGCTGATTATTTCGGTCGCCCATCATTTTTACTTATAATCTGTAATTTACCCCCCCCATTTTTGCAGCCATCTACTTTCAGATTGTTACTTTTCGCAAAGTTTAACACAAAAATATTATCGTTTCCGTTGATTTTGTGAAGAAAAGGGTATCTTTGCACCATCATTTATTTTAAATCAACGAATTATGAACAATTAACTATAGACAAAAGGAGGTATTTCAATGACAGAAGAACAAAAAGACGAAGTCCATCGGTTAGTTCAATCAGTCGGTGTTGTACAGTTGTCAAGAGTAATGT